TGCCGTGACCGTGCCGCGCTCGACAGCCATCGAGATTGCGCTCGATGCCGGACGCATGGAGCAGCGGCTCGCGACCAGCGGGGCCCCGGCCGAATTGATGGAGAAGATTCGCGCCGCCGACTACAAGACTCTGATCAAGACCGTGCGGCCGGCGTTCAGCTACGCCAGGTATGGGATGTGACGCAGGGACAGCAACGCGGATTCGACGGCACGGTGGTCTACCGCTGGGTGCTGTCGTTGCCCGGCGGGTCGCACGTCTACACGTGGGCGGCGACGCGCGCGGACGCGATCGCGAAATGTCTCGCGCATCGGAAAGTGACGCCGGTGACGGTTGAACCCGCACCGCCGTTGTGGTAATGTTTCGTTTCGCAGGGTGGAGCAGCGGCCAGCTCGCTTGGCTCATAACCAAGAGGTCGGGGGTTCGAGTCCCTTCCCTGCATCCAAGATTCCAATGACGCAACACTCATCGTCTCAACGGTTACTTAGCTCGCGCCTATTGGCGCTGAGTTATTGATCCGCGTGAGCTGGTGAGTCTCGCCGAAGCGTCAGCCTTCCTCTAGACAGACGACGTCGCAGCGCTCACTGATTCACGCGATAGCTCTATCGCGGAGAGTCGGCCTATCGGCTAGGGCACACAGTCTCGAAAACTGCCACCGCCTAAGAACGGCTGGGGGTTCAACTCCCTCACTCTCCGCCAAACTATTCGCAGGTCGCTGGCGTGCACGGAACCATCTCGACGATCTCGTGGTCGATGATGGCGCACCGGCCGCAGACGAGCCTGCCATCGTCGAGAACGAACGGCTGTGGGTGTTCGCAGTCGTAGGGACAATGGGCGTGGTCGCAGTCGTGCTGGAGGCACCACTCGGAGTAGGTCACGCTCATATCGTAACCGCCGCGTGAAGGGAACAGGCAGACCTCCCAAGCTCAAACCTTGGGGCTTCTCGGTTCGACTCCGAGCGCGGCGACCATCGTGGACCTGTGGCGAACGGCAGAGCAGGCGAGCTTAAACCTCGCCGGGTGCGGGTTCGAATCCCGCCGGGTCCACCAGACTTCGGCACGTGGCGGAACGGCAGACGCGCAAGCCCGAGGCGCTTGTGGAGAAATCCGTGGAGGTTCGATTCCTCTCGTGCCGACCATCTTGGAGGCGTAGACCGTTATGGAGACGGGGCTGTCTGTAGAACAGTCGTTTCGGCTCGGCTGGTTCGATTCCAGCCGCCTCCACCATCTCACGGGCAAGTGAAGGGAACTGGCATACCTTGTCGGCTCAGACCCGGCAGCTTGTGGGTTCGACTCCCACCTTGCCCACCAGTTCTGAATCAGGAACGGCGATCCTGATTCCTTGACACGGAAGGCGTCCGACTGGACGAGGAAGCAGCCCGCTAAGCTGCCGGCGCTCATCACGCTTCGGGGTTCGAGTCCCCGGCCTTCCGCCATTGGCGAGTCGTTCAACGGCAGGACGGCGCCCTTTGAAGGCGTCTATCGTGGTTCGAATCCACGCTCGCCAGCCAACTCTGCTAGGATGTGCAGGAAACTTTGGGGCCGACCCGGTTTCGACGGGTGTAAGAGAGCGATGTGTGCGTGCCGTCCTTGTCAGCCATGGACGTAAAACGGGCGGACATCCTTCAACTGCTCAAGAAGCATTTGAACTCCCGATCGCGGCGTAACAACCGTCGTCGGGCGGTGGTCCTGCGAGGCGCCCAGTAGCAGGAACCCACTGTCATTTACCGGGCTAAGGCGTGGCGAGAATCCGGTGGTAGCCACGCACGAAAATCACGGTCGGATGGTGGAGGGCAAGTGCAAGCTGCCCCTCCCGCAGCCCAGCGGGTCATCTGGGATACGCACGTAGAGCACATCGAACGACGACATTCGGACGTGGGTTCGACTCCCACCGGCTCCACCACTTATGGCGATGATTCCCTCGGCGTAACGTGCTTCCACTGCTCGTTTCGGCTGGCGCAACCTTCGGCGACGACGATCGTTACCGCTACAACTTGTGGCGAAACTTCGTTGTCGAGCCGAAGGACGCGTGCCTGTGGGTGATGCTGAACCCATCGACCGCGACCGCTACGGCTGATGATCCCACCGTCCGTCGGTGCCAACAGTTCTCCCGCGCCTGGGGATTCGACGCGTGTCGCGTCGTGAACATCTTCGCGTGGCGGTCCACCGACCCGAAGGTCTTGACCCTCTTGGAAGACCCTGTGGGCCCAGAGAACGACGAATGGATTGCGCGCGAGGCGAGCTGGGCCGGCAAGATCATCTGCGCCTGGGGAGCCTACGGCCATCTCAGAGGCCGCAGCGAACGGATTCGTCATCTCCTTGCGCCTTACGAGCCCTGGTGCTTCGGCCTCACCAAGAACATGCAGCCACTTCATCCGCTCTACCAACATTCGACCACGCCGCTGGTGCGCTGGGCGTGAGAACAAAAGCAGAGATCGCCGCTGCCGCGGCGCACGACGAGGCCACCCGCCCGTTGATGCGCAACTGGATCGACAGCTTGGACGGCATTCACCGAGGGCTGGTCTTCTGCGCGATGCGCGATGCGGCCCAACAGGCCATCGACGCGTGGGAAGCCGAGCGCCAGGAGCGCGTCGCGGCGGAGTTCTTCTCGTGAAGTTGCCCATCACGCAGGAGAACCTGCGCGAGTGGTTCCCGTCACCGTATGTGGAGAACCCGCTAGCGGGTGACCCGTGGTGGCAATTGCAGTCGCTCGGCCTACTCTGCGCGCTTCAGTTCATGCGCCTGATCCCGGCCGGCGATCTCCAGCAGCAAGCGCTGATCGAACTGCGACGGGGCCTGGACACGGGCCTGTTGGCGATTCCGGCGCCGTCCGACGAAGAGATCCAGCGTCGCCGCGCACAGTCGCTGGCTCCGTGGTGTCCGTCGCCCTTCCCGGTCGTGGACGCGATGCTGAACTTGGCGGCGCTCACGCCAGACGACGTGCTGCTTGACCTGGGGAGTGGCGATGGCCGGATCGTGCTGGAAGCCGCTGCGCGCGGCGCGCGCTCCATCGGCGTGGAGATCGACGCGGCATTCGTGTCGGCGTCCATTGAGCGTGTGAGCGAAGACCCCGCCTACGCGCGGGCGTCCTTCCGCCACGAGAACGCCCTCGAAGCCGACTTGTCAGAGGCGACCGTCATCACCTGCTACCTGGTGTCGACGTCGATGGCGGTGTTGTCCGAGAAATTCCGCACACTTCGGCCTGGAACACGTATCATTTCCCATGCGTTCGCAATGGCAAACTGGGCCCCGACTCGCGTCGTTCACGTGGACGGTGTGCCGGTTTTCCTGTGGACTGTGTGACAATGGGCGCCTGACGAAAGGACCGGATGGCCCTCGCTGACTGGCTTCCATGGGGTCGCCCGCGCGACCGCGCGAGCACCACCGACTTGATGTCGGACGGGCTGCCGAAGGGCGTTCGCACCGTTCAAGGCGTGTCGTCGCAAGAATTCGGTGCCTCGGGCACTGAAAACTTCGGCGGCTACATCCGCAAGGAAGACTTCAATCCCGAGCTCGACGATTGGCAGCGCGCGGTTGCCATCTACGACAAGATGCGGCGCACGGATGCCCAGGTCCGCGCGATGCTGCAGGTCATCAAGCTGCCGCTCCGGGGCGCGACCTGGACGTGCAATCCCGCGTCGACCGACCCGATCGACAAGAAGATCGCTGACTACTGCAACAACGCGTTGTTCGACGACGACGCGATGGAAGACTCCTGGGACTTCACTCTGCGGCATATCCTGTTGCAGCTTGACTTCGGCGTGAGCGTGCTGGAGAAGGTTTGGAAGGTCGACGAGGATGGTCATTACCGCTTCAAGCGGCTGGCACCGCGGCTTCCGAAGACCTTGCGTGAATGGCACGTGAACCGGGAAGGCAAGCTGGTGGCCATCGTTCAATATGCGCCAGTGCCGCAGAGCACCACTCGGCTCGCCAACGCGCAGTTGCGCACGCCCACCTACAATACGAGCATCAGCTACCAGTATCTGACGATCCCCGCTGAATACGCGGCCGTCTTCTGCTTGGAGCGCGAGGGCGACAACTACGAGGGCTACAGCCTCCTGCGGAACGTCTACCGCAATTGGTGGTTCAAGGACCAGGCGTATCACACGATGGGCGTCGGCCTCGATCGGTGGGGCGTCGGCATTCCCGTCGCAGAGCTCGAGGAAGGACACACGCTCTCGACTGGCGATCTGCAGACGTTGCGCGAAGTCCTGCAGGCCATTCGTGCGAACGAGAAGTCCTACTTGGTCGCGCCGCCGCACGTGAAGTTCAAGATTCTTCCCGAGGGCGCATCCGGCGGCACCATCGGCCAGTTCGGCATCGGGTGGATTGACCACAACGACTCGCAGATTGCCCGCAACGTGCTGGCGAACTTCCTGACGCTTGCGAAGGATTCGCAGGGATCGCTCAATCAGGGCAGCGGCTCGCGGTTGACGGACATGTTCGTCAGTTCGTTGAACGGCATCGCGGCCGGCATCAACGGCGACCTGAAGCAGCAAATCATCAAGCCGCTGTGCGACCTGAACTTCGATATGTCGCGTCGGCGGTATCCCGTTCCGGTCTGCCTTGACTTGGAGCAGGTCGAGCTGCAGAACCTGATTGAGATTCTTGCGAAGCTGACGGGCACCGTCATCACGCCGCAAGACGACGACGAGACGTTGCTGCGGAAGATGCTTGGGCTGCCGAAGCTGGACCCGCACAACAAGCGCGATCAGAATGATCCAGTCAAGGCAGAGATGACCACGGCGACCGACGCGGTCGCCCCACCGGCTCAGCAAACGCCGGCGCCTGGCGAAGTCGAGGGGAGCATATGAAGATTGCCGGTCAGCGCGTAGATGGCGCTCTCCATCTGGCTCTTGGCGGAGGCGTCTCCGTCGTGCTGCGCGGGCAGCACATGAGCCGGCCGCTTGACGAATCCGTCGCCGAGCGCATGGGCCCGTGGCACGCCGTGGTGTCGTCGTTCGATTCGCGTCGTCGTGTCGAGCGCATGTTGGAGACGGCGCGCGTGGTGCCGATCTCGCAGCTCGCCATCTCGTTGGACATGAGCTTCGACGAACGCCGCGAGCGCGTGTGCAACGCGTTGTGCGAGAAGCTCGGGATGCCGAAGCCTGGGTCGAACATGCCGATGTCCGCAGCGGGGCCCTGGATTCCCACCAACGGGCTTGGCGAGGAATGGGTCGTCTACTGCATGGACGGCAAGCACTTCGTGCTGGGCTACGACATCGACGACATGGGCGTCGTCACGTTCACGGAAGGCGAGGCCGAGGAAGTGGTGCAGGCGTGGCAGACGCTCGCGGAGCGAGCAGCCGAAGAGGCGCGCGAAGAGGTCACGCGCGTCGAGCCTGCGTCAGAGGGCGGCGGGGCCGAGAACGTGGACTTGTCGCGCTCGGTGTGGAGGTTCTCGAATCCAGACGGCATCAATCAATACACCGGTGGCGGCGGGGCGGGCAAGTTCGCGGCGAAAGAATCGACTGAGCGTGCAACGTCCGGCGAGCGCAGGGAGGCGGCTGGGCACTCCTCGGCGCGCGACGCTCACATTGCAGCGGCTGAAGCACACCGGATGGCCGCGAACAAGACCGGCAGCTCTGAAGCCGCTCGGGCGGCCACCGCCAAGGCCGCTGCTCTGACGGCTGGATTCAAGTCTGGGGCTGCCGCTGCCAAGGCTGCGGCTCGTGCACGCGAGGAAGCCGCCAATAGCACGACCGACAACGCGCCTGGTTACGCCCACGGTGAGGCCCAGAAAGCCCACATGGACGCGGCTCGCGCACACGGAGCATAAAATGCCTGGCAGACCTCACCACACCGAACACATGAAGTCGTGCGTCGAAAAGGTCATGGCGTCAGGCAAGGACGAGTCTGCGGCCTACGCGATTTGCACGGCGTCGCTGCAGGACGCCGGCCAGCCCATCTTCGAAGCAGACGACCAGGCCGCCGATGCGGTGCACTTGCGCCTCCTGGCCGTCCGGCATCGCATCCTCGCGCTGTCGAATCCAGAAGGCGTCAACCAATACACGGCGGGCGGTGGCCGGGCTGGCCACTTCGACGACAAGGACAGCAGCCGCATCTCCGGCATCGCGTCGAAGGCTGGCGGCGATCGCGACAAGGAAAACGCCTTGGCGTCGCAGATGGCGAAGTCCATCACGGACCCAGACAAGGCGCATCGCCGTGCGAATGCCGCCGAAGACCAAAACTATCACCAGGTGGCCGCGATCTTCCGCGCCAGAGGCGACGAGCTGCAGCCCAAGCCCTCCGCAGGCGGCGAGCACGCTGCGAAGGACACCGAGCGCATCGCGGGCATTGTCACGCGTGCAGGCGGGTCGTTCGACAAACAGTCCGCCCTGGCCGAGCAGATGGCGAAGTCCATCGACAGCCCTGAGAAAGCCGCCGCTCGCGCCTCTGCGGCTGAAGCGGCCGGACACCCGCACATTGCCGAGAAGTTCCACGAGCGCGTGCAGGAACTGACACCCAAGACCGCTGAGGTCAAGGCTGAGACGCCGAACGCGCAGGCCCCGCCTGTCTCGACGGTTGCGCCGCCGAAGGCCGACACGGGCCCCAAAATGGGCGAGCACCTCTCGCCGCGCATGCAGATCATCAAGACCGAGGGCGAGCAGCTCCGCGGAAGTGAGCGTCCGCTCGACTACGGTCACGTGAACGAGCTGCTCCGCGAGAAATACGGCGACGAGCGTGGCAACAAGCAATACGAGAAGCTGATTGACGCGCCAGGCCGAGGCGTGCATTTCGTCGTGGGCACCAAGATCCAGATGGAGAAGGTCGCGATGGCTAAAGCGGTGGGCGTGCCGCGCGATCAGATTTCCGAACACAGCTATGGGTCGTTGCACGGCAAGTGGATGGCGCAGAAGGCGTCCAAGAAACTGTCGGCGATGGACGACGACCTCGACATCATTCTCTTGCGTTCACTGGCCGAACATCATCGGTCCCTGGCCGCGTCGTTGTAGACAGAAGGAGCAGACATGCGAATCGAAGGACTGCGCGCCGACGGTGCGCAACTGTTGCTGTTGGGGTCAGGGTTGGCGGTCATCATGCGCGGCGATCGCGTGTCCACGACGGTGGATGAAGACGTGGCGCGCAAGCTTGGACCGTGGGGCCCCGCGGACAACGGCCTGGAGCAGCGTCGCGCAGCCGAGCGGCAGGTTGACCGCTGCCGCGTCACCCCTATTCACCTGATGGGCGCGATGCCAGCCGCCGCGGATTCCCCGGCGTCAAAGGGTGAGCCCGCGGCCACGGCGGAGGAGCTGAAGGCCAAGGCCAGCGAGCACCAGGCGGCCGCATGGGGCGAGGACAACGACATCGACAAGCTGAAGGAAGACGCGGACAACGAAGCCAAGGAAGCGCTGAAGCAAAGCGCGTCGGCCAAGACAGCGGCGGATCACCGCGCAGCTGCCGATGCCTTGGAAGCCGCGGCGGCCTCTCAGGCGGCGGTGGCGAAACTTCAGGAGGGCCCCGCTGCGACGCCGGCTCCTGGCACGCCAGAGTTCGATGCGTATGTGGCGGCAGAGGTCGCGCGACGCGTGTCAGAGGCGCAGGCGACTCCCGCGCCAGTCAGCGCGTAATCGGTTACTCTTAGCCATGCCGCTCGACCCGCTGTGGAAAGAAGTCGCTCGCGATACGCCGGATGCCCGCGCGAAGCGGTCATTGAACGAGAAGAAGCACAAGGTGCTCGGCTGGATGGAAGAAGTCTTCTGCGTGAACTGTGGAGTGTCGGGCGGAATGATTTCAAGGGACTGGGCGTTGTTCGTCACGTATCTCTGTGACGACTGCGTGTTCAAGCATGGGCGGCCCCCAATGGCCGAGCTACCAGAGCATCTGGTGAAAGGACAATAGAGCGATGCCGTTCTACTACGACGTCAAGAAGACTCCTGGCACGCCAGGCACCGCCTGCACGACGAACGGTGCAGCGAACACGCTGTCGACGCACTTCCGCTTCGCCACCATCGCCAACCAACCTGTCGCGCGCATCGCGGGTGTCTACGGCGCGGCGCGCTTTGGCACGGCGGGCGGTGCAGTGATGTATGGCATCCGTCCGGGCACAATCGGCACCGGCGGCACAGCGAACACGCCTGCGAAGCGCAACCCGCTGTCTCCGGCTGCCTCGTTGACGGCCTTCGATGACGGCACGGCGATCACGGCTGGCATCACGCCGATTCAGCAATTGTCGGTCGGTGTCGCGCAGACCGGCGGGCAGGGTGGCTGGGTCGGGTTGGAGCAGGACCACATGATCGCGTTGCAGCCGAACGCTGGCGCGAACGGCCAGTTCGAGATCGCCTCGAAGGCGAACTCGGCATCCGTGACGTTCGACCCGCTCATCGAATTCCAAGAGTAAGCCGTGGCTGTCGGCCAAGCCACGCTCGCGTTCGGTGCGGTGCCGGGCCTCGGGGAAGCCTCGGTGGTGGTCACCGGACAGGCGGCGATCCTCGGCACGTCGCTCGTGGAGGCGTTCTTTCAGGAAGCCGTCACGGGCACCAACGATGCGGTGCAGCATCGGCAGGCGGGATGGGCGATCCGCTTGACGTGCGGCGCTATTGTGGCGGGCACCGGATTCACGATCTTCGCCGACGTGGAAGAAGGCTTCGCGGTCGGCGACTTCACCGTTCAGTGGGTATGGAACTGACATGAGCTTCCTCTATCGTCTGATCGGGTCGGTCACCCCGCAAGAAGTGGACACGGCGCCACAGGCGGCGCGTGGCATCCTCTACGACTTCGCCGGAAACCTCATCACGCCCGCGAACCGCGCGGCGGTGTCGGAGACGGCGGGCGGTGTCCTGCACGCGGGCAAGGACTACAAGATTGCGCGCACGCTCCGCGCCTCGCAGAATGGCGCGCTCGTCATCGCGGGCGACGAGACGATGCTGCTCAACGATTCAGGGGAGGGCACGACCCGCAACCTGAACACGTGGATTGAGACGCTGACGACGATGGCGTCGACGCAGACGCTGGCGACCGGCTTGCTCCTGAACAGCGCCTCCACGCTGACCACCACGACGGGCATCCTTGAAAGCAGCCATCGATCGTTTCCAGTGCTGGCGAAATCCGGGCTGCACTTCCGTGCTCGCCTGCGCTTTTCGGGCGCGACGAACTGCTTCGAAGAGTGGGGCTTCTCGGACTGCGCGAGCGCGACGACGGCGCTGATCAACAACGGAGCGTTCTTCAGGCGTGACGGCGCCGGGTCGCTCCAGCCGATTCTGGCCTTCAACGGCACAGAAGGCGCGGGTCCGACGATGACGGGACCGGGCAACACGGAATACGCGTGGTATGACATTTTTCTCGAAGACGACCGCGCGACGTTCCAGATCACGTCGGTGACGGGCGTCCTCCTGTCGTCGGTGGTCATGGAGCGCGGCGCGACCGGCGGGAGCGGCACGGGTGTGGCGACGGCGGCGCGGCTGCTGGCCGTCACGCATATCCCGGCGTTCTTCCGCGTCTACAACTCTGGCGCGGCTGGCTCGGCGCCTCAGATCGCGATGACGATGTGCACCGTGCAGATGGTGGACTCGTGGTCGCAGCGGTCGATTCCGATCCAGCAATCCGGCATGTTGCTGAACGCCGCGTCGTCACCGACCGCGTTCACGCAGCTCGCCAACTGGACGAACAGCGCCGCGCCGACGACGCGCACGCTGTCGAACACGGCGGCTGCGGAAACGACGCTTGGCGGCTTGCTCGTGGTGAACGCGATCGCGGGCGGTGCGACCGACTTGATCATGTTCGGCTGGCAGAACCCAGCGCCCTACACGTTCTACTGCGATGGCGTCTGGATTCCCGCGCCGTTGAATCAGGTGGTGGCCGTCGCCACGACCGCCACGATCTTCCAGTATTTCATGGCGTTCAATTCGAGCGCCGTCTCGCTGGCGACCGCTGCGCCCTACTCGCCTATGCGCGTGGCGCTGCCCGGTGTGCATACGGCAGCCGTCGCGCTCGCCGCGAACGCGCTGTTCTCCGGCAACCAAATCTTCGTGCAGTTCGCAACGCCGTTCGCGGTGCATCCCGGCCGGTTCCTCCATATCGGATGCCGAGAGATTGTCGGCACGGCGACCGCGACGGAAACGTATCTGTGGGCCGGTGTGGGCGTGTCAGGATTCTTCGAATAGGTGGAGTGTGCCGTTCTACCGCGTGACGCTCGACCCTGTGCGGGTAGAGGCCACATCGCCGGACGCGGCGGTTCGGCAGGTCATCCAGGGCTCGCCCGTATTTCGCGTGGTGGAAATGATTCGTCGAGAGTCGTGGGACCAAGGAGCGGAAACGCTCGTGACGAGGGCGCCAGGTCCACAACCGTAGGAGGCTAGCCCGTGTCACTGCTGCTTGCTGCGGCACCACCGCCGGTAGCGCAGCCGGACACAGCCGAATCCTTCCGCGGCGACGTTCGTCCGTTCCGCAGAAACCTCCGCAATAACGCCGTCCGTGCGCTCGCTGCGGCGCTTCTCCTCTACAACAATGTCGATGTAACCGTCGTTGCGGCTGAAGCGGACACGTTCGTCCAGTCAGTCCAAGGCACCCGCGCGCTCTCCGCGGCCAATACTGCCTTCGCGCAACGCGCTGGGCGCATCGCCGCCCCACTTGGCTGGACGGTGCCGGCGACTGTCGCCGAGGAACAAGACACCGTTGTTCAGGACGTTCAGGGCACCAGGCAGCTGGCGACTGCCGCGCGTGCGTTCGCGCGACGCGCGGGTCTTGCCGCGCCGCTCGGGTGGTTTACCCCGAAAGACACGACTTACGAGACAGAGCCGTGGATCCAGCCGGTCGCTGGCGCTGAGACGGTCCTCGGGCGTTCGCTGGCACGTCTCCGCGCTGTTGCCAAACGGGCGGCCCCGTATGGCTGGTTCACGCCAGAAGACTTCACGACCGAGGAGTCCACGTGGACGCAGGCGCCGCAGGGCACCCGCGCAATCTCACTCACCGCAGGCCGCGATCGTGCGCGAGCGGTCACCGCCAGCCGTTACCTCTGGTCGCAGAGCTACGACGATTTCCAGCAGGCGGACCCGCTCCAGCCGACGCAGGGCACGGCCTCGCTTGGCCAATCGCTGGCCGCGTTCCGCCGCGTCGCCGTGCAGTCCGCGAGACTTGGCTGGTTCCAGCCAGAAGACTTCACGACCGAGGAATCCACGTGGACGCAGCCTGTCCAGGGCACATCCGCGCTGGCTGGTGCGCAGCGCGCCACGACGCTCAGGGCTCGCACCGCGGCACAACTTGGCTGGTTCGCGCCTGAAGACATCTCGTTCGTCGAGCCGACGCCCGTCCAAGACGTGCAGGGCACGGCGTCCATCAGGACTGGTTTGCGTGCGTCGCTGTCCCGCGCCACCCTCGCCGCGCGCTACGGCTGGTTTACGCCGTCAGACGATTCTGTTCAGGAACAGCACGACCCAACGCAACCAGTGCAGGGGACGTCCGCGCTTGCCGCTGGTCTGCGGCTCGTCCGCCTGCGCGCGGGACAAGCCTCGGCTTTGGGCTGGTTCACGCCCAAGGACGATTCGTTTGTCGAGCCGACGCCCATCCAGCCAGTTCAGGGCACTGCGTCCCTGTTGGCGATGGCTCGTGGTCGGCGAGCGGCGGCGGTCATCTCGGCTCGGCTCGGGTGGTTCTCCCCTGGTGATCTCACCGATATTCCTGAGCCGTGGATTCAGCCCGTTCAAGGCACCACGGCACTTCGCGTCGCGTCGCAGTCAGCGTGGCAGCGGGCTCGGATTGCCGCCACTTACACCTGGTTCGTCAGCACCGATACGACTACCGAGGCTGACCCGACCGTCCAGCCGACACAGGGCGCAGGCGCGCTGTTTCGCGCGAACCTGGGCTTCGCGTCGCGCGCGCGCGTGGCCGTTCGCTACCTCTGGTTCACGCCGTCTGACGGAACCGCTGAAGAATCGACGTGGACGCAGGACGTTCAGGGTGTGCGTCAGCTGCGCGCCGCCTCGATTGAGTTCCGCCGCCGCGTGCAAGCAGCCGTGGCGCTGTTCTGGGCGAACGGCACCGACGCCAGCGTCGAGCCCGAGCCGCCCGTCCAGCCCATCCAGGGCACAAGCTCGGTGTCACGTGCGGCCGTCGCTTTCCGCGCGCGAGCCGCCAAGGCTGTCCGCCTGCTCTGGTTCACGTCCGAGGACGACAGCACGGACACGGGCACGACCGAGCTCTACCTCCAGCCCACGGTGGGCACGCAGAACTTGCGTCGCAGTCAGCAGTTGTTCTGGTCGCGGGCTCGTGCGGCATCCTCGCTGCTGGTCAGCTATGGCACAGACGAAAGCTTCGTCCCGCCTCTCCAGTTCCTCCCGATCTACCGGTTCGACGTGGAGAGTTCACAGCTTTTCGCAATTGATGCGACACTGACCACTGCGGTGTGTGATGAGGTTGAGCGCGTGTCACTGGTGAGCGACGACGCCCTGTTCTATTCGGTCTTCGAGTAAGGTCAACACATGGACGTGAGCACCAGCCGCACGGTAGACTTCGCCGTCGAGGTCATCCTTGTTGAACCGCTGATCGTCGCGCGATTCGATGTCTCGGTTAGCCAGGTCGTGGCGAACGATGTGGCCATGGAACATCCGGAGGCTGTATGAGCGGTGGACAAGTGCAGTTGCGAGTCGGCGACGAGGCCAGCATCATCCGTGTGACCGTGAAGGACGCCGGCGTGGCGCTGAATCTCGCGACGGCTACGGTCAAGCAGTTCAAACTCAAGAAGCCCAGCGGCACGGTCGTGGTCAAAGACACCGTCTTCACCACCAACGGCGTCGATGGCCAGCTTCAGTATGTGACACTGGCCGGCGACCTCGACGTGCCTGGCCCGTGGATGGTTCAGGTCTACATTGAGATGGGCACGCAGAAGTTCCACACCACCATGTTCAGCCTTCCCGTTTCGGCGAACCTGAGCTGATGCCATGGAACAGCTGACGCTCTTGAACGTGGACGCGCTGCCCTACCGCGATCGCTTGCTACTGAAGGCTGATCCCGCGCCGCTGCCGCCCCCGGTGATGGCGGCCTTGGAATTGTTGTCCACGCTGGCGACGGTCAAGGACGGTGTGGGCCCCACGTCGGTCAAGTCGTCGAACGTATTCCGTCGACCCGCCGTGCAGCTGCGCGTCCCGTTGAATCGTAAGACCACGGTGAACGTGCGGCAGGACATTCCCCTTGACCGGCTCGAGCCGACGCAGGAGAAAATCCCCGCGGTCGGGTTGCAGGTTTACATCGTCCGTCCACGGCGTGACCCACCAGATGTGTTGCATGTCGTGATGCGCGACGGTCGCGATCGGCTCGTGGTGCAGGAAGGTCACACGCGTCTCGGCGCTGCGGTGTTGCGCGGCGAGACGACCATGAACGCGCGTGTCTGGGAGTTCGTGCAGGACGCCGCTGGTGACTTCGTGCCGGTCCCGCGTGGGCTTCAAAAGCGCGGGCTCGACAAGGCGTCGCACGCGTTGAGCTACCGCGAACGCCTGACGCTCCTCGCCGCGCAGTCTGAGGTTGCTGACAGCGACGTCATCAATCTGCCGAAAGCCGGCTGGAGTGCGCCGGCGGCGACTGATTACGACGAGTGCCTCGCGCAGAATAGCGATAAGGCCGATCCTGGAGCCTACTGCCGCACGCTTGGTATTCTTCCGCCAGACGAGGACGACGAGGAAGAAGCCGAGGACGAGGGCGACGCACCCGAGACGGTCAACATGCCGGACATCGCGGACGTGTCGTTCCCGTCGATGATCGGGGCCATGCCGTCGAGTGCACCCGCCGGGTCCACCGTGACGAAGCGCAAGCGCAAGCGGCCAGTTGTCTACAAGGGCGTGCGCCTGAGTCGCTGGCCCATGAAGTTCGAGGCGGAGGTCATGTCGCTGTCGGAGATCCCGCCGCGCCTGGACATGGCTGTCGAGACAGTGCTCGCTGACGGGCAGTCGCTGCACGCCACGATGCAAGACATCGCGAACTTTGGTTCACGCGAAGTCGTGCGCGAATTGGTGCGTCAGGGCGCGCCAGACACGCTGCTGTCTGCGGTCCCTCCCGTCGACGCGACCGATTGCTGGTCCGCGCTGACGCGCGATCGAGACAGCGACCTGGCGGCTGCGCGTGCTGACACTGCGCATCGCGTGGGTCGTCGCCGGCTGAGCCAACAGCGCCGCGACCAGCTGACCGATCAGTTGTTCGAGCTGCGCGTGCCTGGCATCACCAAGCGGTATGCGAAGCGCGCGGTGAATGACGCCTTCGCGCTCGGGCGCTCGACGGCCATCACGTTCTTTCGCCGCAAGCACGAGGCCGTCAACTTGGCCTACCGTGACGAGAATGGCCGTTTCATCAGCGAGATTGAGGCCGTCAACAGCGGCATCATCGCGATCGACTTCGTCGTGCAGACCGCCATCATGGACACGCACACGTGCGACGAGTGCTCCGAGGTGGACGGCGAAACGATGGACCTCGGCGATGCGCGTCAGGAAGAGTTGCATCCGCCCTACGTGAAGTGCTTGGGCGGTGACCAGTGCCGGTGCGTGCAGATCGCTGTGCTGGAGAATGGGAAGGAAATCAATGTTGACGAGATTGACGAAGACACCATTGGTTGAGACGCTGCGGTCGTCGTGGAAGCGCTGGCTCGTGCCGTCGGTGCCGCCTGGCCAAATCACGGACGGTGCCAAGTTGATTCTCGAGACGGCCGTCTACGTGGAAGCGCGGTGCCCCTGTGGGTCCGAGCACATTCATCGACTCGACCTGTTCTCCACCTCGGAGTGCCGTCGCTGCAATCGCACGATTGCGATTCGCTCCATCCAATATTTCCGCCCTGGGCCGCACGTGATGCCCGACCCGCAGTTCACGATCGGATTCGTGCTGACGGATGAAGCGCTGGCCCGCCGACGCACCTCCGGCGTGCACTGATTCATGCGCCGCTGTGATTTCTGCAGCTGGCGCAAAGCCATGACTCTGCAAGACGCGTCGGGGCGCTGGGGATGGACATATATCTGCGCGGTGTGCGGGACCGGATTGGTCTTCACAAGCACTTACAGCCCAAATTCCAAACGAGGCGTCTTTAGAATCAGTGGGTTGCAAGAAAAGCTTGCCAAAGAAGAAAAATCAGAACAAAGTAGCGCTCGTGCGTAGCGAACCCATGAACAAGGTGATCCTGTCCTGGCCGAGCCTTATCCAGCTCGCCGAGGCTACCGCCGGTTCAGCGTCGCGCTCGTGGATTCAACTCGCTCGCACCGGCTCATTCGTGAGCAACCGCTACGGGAAGTTCAGCATCACGCGGGAAGACCTCACGACGATGCTGTCGAACTTCAACGACATCACGCCGAAGGCTCCCACGGAGCTCCCTATCGACTACGACCACCTCAGCATGGACCCCAAGAAGCCCGGCGACGGGATGGCGGCCGGGTGGATGAAGAAGCTGGAGCTGCGCGGAGACGGCGAAGAGCTGTGGGCCGAGGTCGAGTGGACGCCAGATGGGGCTGCCCGCATCGCCAAGAAGGAATACCGCTTCGTCTCGCCATCGTTCGTGAAAGATCACACGCACAAGGATGGCAAGAAGATCGGGACGACGCTCCTGGCTGCGGCGATCACGAACCATCCCTTCCTCGAAGGAATGAAGGCGCTGACCCTTTACAATTTCTCCGCGATGGGCGATGTGGCGTTGAACACGGACGCCGCGCTCGAAGTGGTCAACTTGGCTGAAATCGGTCAGCGCGTCATGATCGCGCCGGGCAATGCGCGCACGCAGGACGAAATCGGTGGCACCTTCGAAATCACAGAGGCCGTGGGCGAGGGCGATGACTGTTTCGTGACCGTCAAGGACGCGAACGGCGTGCCGCACAAGTGGTTCCGCGCCACGGAACTGCTGCCCGCGAGCGCGACGCCCGCCAACCCGATTCAACCGAATCTGGTGCCAGCGCCAGCCGAAGGGGACATCGCGGCGCCGCATCCAGACATTGCCACCGCGACGGCCGCTGTGGCCAGCAAGCCTGCGGCGCCAGCGACACCCGCAGTTCCAGGCGATCCCGCAGCGGCTGGGAAAGCGGCCAGCGATGCGGCTCAGGCTGGAGACAAGCCAGACGACCCTGACAAGCCTGCCGAGGCTGCCTCGCCCGACGCTCAGAAGCCTGGTGATGCGGCTGGCGAAAACGAGAAAAAAGTAGCATCTGGCGAGAAAACGCCGCAAAATGTTGGCGCAGGCAATGACGTCGAAGCGCTGATCAAGCAGAAAGTCGCCGCTGCACTCGCAGGGGCACATCCGAAGGGGACCGCGAACATGATGTTCAAGCTCCGTAACGACAAGAACGAAGAAATCGAAGTCACGGCCGAGCAGCTTGCCGCGGCGGGCATCAACGTGGTTCCTGAAGGCGCCACCGCGATTCCGACGGCGGAGCTGGACACGATGAAGGGCACGATCACCAACCTGTCGAGCCGGCTCGACACGATGGCGGCCGAGTCGGTCAAGTCGGCGAAGGCCGCGCGTGTGATCGAGCTCAACACCGAGCTGACGCGCCTCTCGACGGCTGGCCTCATCACCAAGGCCACGCGCGACAAGCTCTTCGAGCTCTACCAGGACGCTGCGGATCTCGCGCCGTTCCGTTCGCTGGCAAGCACGTTCACGACGCCGGTCGTGCAGCTGAACACCGAGCACGGGTCGGGCGGCAAGGCCGAAGCGACCGAAGTGCCGAAGGGCGAGGACGCGACGAAGAAGATCATCGCGCTCGCGAACACGATCGCCAAGGAGCGCGGCATTTCGCTGCGCGATGCGACGATCGCCGCCGGCGCCCAGCTGGGCCCGGAGTCGGAAGCGTATCGCGACCAGTTCATGCCGACCGTCGGCGCGTAAACGAGTTAGGCGACCAGTGTAGGGCTCCGCTTCCAACGGAGCCTGAAGCCGCAGGCTAGCCTCCTGCGGTGAGGAAGGGATTCCTCGTATTGGTCGACAGGGGCTGCAAGGGATTTTGGCCTCCCTGCCATCGCGGTTGAAACCGCGGTCGCAGTGGAGGCTTTTCTTTTGTAGCCCGCACCTCTTTCACCGTAATAGGAGACGAGCACATGCGCGTAAATCTTGTCGGACAGGACATCACGCTCGAAGCGGCGGCGGACCTGTCGACGCACCAATACAAGTTCCTCAAGGGTGCGGCGGCCGTCGCGGGCGGCCAGCTGGCACGCGTTGACGTGGCCGGCGCCAACGAGCGGTGCTTCGGCATCCTTCAGAACAAGCCGAACGCGGCGGGCCTGGGCGCCGTCGTGCGTATCGACGGACGGTCGAAGTTGCAGACCGACGCGAGCGCGATTCTTGTCGGCTCACCCGTGAAGTCCGGCGCGCTCGGCGTGGGCGTGCTGGCGGGCACCGACAAGGACAAGGTTGGCGCGATCTCGTTGGAGGCGAACGGTTCGGTCGCCATCATCATCGACGCGCTGATCTGCAACTACGACCTCGCGGTCTAGTCGCAATCTCTCGACGGCGGACGCGCGGGCGCAAGCTGTGGGCCGTAGGCCACGTCTCGCGGGGGTCACCGTCTCAACTCTCATTGATAGGGCTACACAATGCCGCTGATTACCCAAGTCAAGTTTGACCAGCTGTTGACGAACATCTCCGTCCAGTTCGCCTCAGCGCCCGAGGGCTACCTCGCGGATTCCGTGCTTCCGCCGGTGCCGGTCCTGAAGGAGTCGGCGGCCTACTGGGTCTACGACAAGTCGCGTCTCGATGCGCCGGACTCCAAGCGCGCGCCGCGCTCGGACTACAACCGGATCGACTGGAACGTGACCACGGACACCTACCTGGCCGAGCAGTATGGCCTCGAAGGTGAGATCGACGACGAGGAACGGAAGAACGCCGCCTCGCCGTTGGACCTCGACGTGGACACGACCGAGATCGTCACCGACATGGTGCTCAACAACCGCGAGCTGCGCGTGCAGGCGCTGGTCATGTCGACGGGCACCATCACGCAGAACACGACGCTGGCCGGCGTCAACCAGTGGTCGGACCCCGCGTCGGACCCCCTCGGCGACGTGAAGACGGGTCGCACGACCATCTACACGGGCGCGCCGGGCTACACGCCCAACACGTTCCTGTTCGGTTACCTGGTGTTCGAAGGGCTGAAGATTCACCCCGACATCAAGGAAATCGTGAAATACACGGAGCGCGCGATCATCACGCGCCAGATCCTCGCCGCCGTCTTCGAAGTGGACGAGGTGCTGATCGGCAAGGTGATTCGCCGGTCTTCGAAGGAAGGCGTCGCGGACGCGTTCACGGACGTGTGGGGCAAGGACGCGCTCCTGTTCTACAAGGAACAGCGCCCGAGCCTGAAGCGTGCGTCCCTCGGCTACCAGATGCGCCAGAACGATCTGCGCGCCTTCCGGTATCGCGAGGACAAGCGCGACACGGACGTCATCCGCATCAGCGAGAAGCAGGACGAGAAGATCGTGTCCGCGCCGCTCGGCTATCTGATCAAGGCCGCGGTCGCGTAAGAGCTCGCCATGCTCTGTAAGCTGCGTTCCGCGCTCAAGTTCGAAGATGACGGCTTCCGGCACCTGCCGGGGGCCGTCGTCGACATTCCTGAGCACATCTTTGCGGCGTTGCCGGAGGGCACCGCCGTGCCCTTCGTCGAACCAACCGAAATCCGTGACGACGGGCCCACGCTCGAAGAGTATCTGGCGGCTGGCTACACCGAGGCAGGCTACCCACCGCCCGGCTACACCGTTCGCGATTCGCCGGGCATGGATGCGTTGCGCGCGACCCGCAAGGCCGACGCCTTGAAGTCCGCGCAGGCACGTGTGGCCGTGGTCGCTCCGGTGCTGCCGGTGGACGTGCCGGCGGACGTGCCGGAAGAGGTCGAGGCTCAGCCCGCTGACGCTGTCGATCCTGCCGACGCAGAGGATGCCATCGCTGAGCAGACGGGATAGCGTATGGCATACGCCACTCTCGACGATGTCCAGCGACGGATGCCGCAGTTTCAGCTGACGGCCACCTCGAAGCCGTCTACTGAACCCGCACAAGTCTTCCTCGACGACACGCACGCCCAGTTCGACTCCGCGATGGAGAACTTGGGCTACGTCGTGCCGATCACTGGCGAGCGGGCGCTCGCGCAGTGTAAGGAAATCGTCTGCCAGGGCACGATCGCTAAGATTCTCTACGCGCGCGCCGCCGCGGTGGGCACCGACGTTGCGGTGCACAGCGCTGACCGTGCGCAGCGGCAATACGACGACTCGCTGAAGAATCTGGCGAACGAGGCCAGCCCGATCGACCTGAAGGACGCAGTGCGCACGTCCGACGAAATGGCCAAGACCGGCGTAGGCCCGATGGGGTTGACGGTGGATGACAACGGCGACGCCATCACGGCACGCGCCACCATGGATCAGAACTTCTAATGGGCATCCTCCTGACCTTCTCCGTGACCGGCGCCGAATCGGTGCAAAAGGGCCTGGCGGCTATTCAGGCGGCCGTGCAAGACCTGACGCCGTTCTGGAAAGACGTGTTCGCGCCGAAGTATTTCGCGCTTGTGCAGGACCAGTTCAACACCGGTGGTCGCCCGCGCGGCGAAGGTGGTCGGTTCAGTGGTGGCGCGTGGGCTCGCTTGTCACCGAAGTATGCAGCCTGGAAGAAAGTGCACTATCCAGGCGCGAAGATTCTGCAGCGCACGGGCGATTTGCAGGAATCGCTTCGGTGGAACGGCAACGACCTCGGCAACGGTGGGATCTTCGACGCGCAGCCCTCGTTCGTGATTGCCGGCACGTCGGTGCCGTATGGCCGGTATCACCAGGATGGCACGGGCTCGATGCCGGCGAGGCAGTTCATGCCGCAGCCTGATCCGGCAGTGTTCGCGCCGCTGATGCTGAAGTGGATTCTGAAGGCGCAGGCCGGTGCAGCTTGAACCACATTACGCAGGCGAAGCGCAAGCTGCGGGATTTGTTCCTGTTGCAGCTTCCCGGCAAGTTGGCGGCAGCGGACGGTGCCGCGGCCGACGGGATTTCGACACCGGTGCCCTACGAGATTCACACGACGGACAAAGTGGATCTCGGCGGGATGCCATCGCTCGAGTTGATCGTAACGGATTCGTCGCCGACCAAGGACAGCTACGCGCAGATTGTCAGGCACCGCGTCGTGGTTGGCGTCTCGCTCGGTGGCGACACCGAGGAAGTCATATCGGCACAGATCGAACGCTACATCTGGGCGTTGCGGCAAATCTGTCGGGACACGCACTTGACGCCTATCGAGGGCACGGGGCCGCTGGACACCGGTGGCGAGCAATACACGCCGTTGCAGCAGCGCCCAGGAACGGTGGAATCGCCCTTCGTGAAAGGCGCATTCATCGAAGTCTTTGTCACGACTGTTGAGTAGGAGAAACCATGGCGCTTCTGACACCGTTGGTTCCCGTCATCACCGGCCCACTGCTTGGCGCAGTGGCCGCGGCTGGCGGTGGTGATTCGTTCTCCAACACGGGGAAAGAGCTGTTTTACGTCAAGAACGCCAGCGGCGGCGCCATCACCGTGACGTTCGACTCGCCTGCCACATGCTCGTTCGCAGGCGCGGCCCTCGCCGCGCATGACAACTCGGTCAGCGTTGGCGCGGCCGAGGAGCGTCTCATTGGCCCGTTCCCGGCGGTGCGCTTCAACGATGGCAGCGGCAACGTCATCGTCACTTACTCGGGCGTCACGTCGCTGACGGTCGCCGTCATCCGGCCATAAGGGGACATTCATGGCAATTCTTGCAGTCCAAAAGCCCGTCCTGGCTGGCGCCACGCTGTCACTCGCAGCGGCGGCGGCCGGTGGGGACTCGTTTCCGAACACCGGGGTCGAGTATTTCCAGATCCTGAACTCCCACGCGACGTTGCCGCGCACGGTGACGTTCGATTCGCCTGGCACGTGCAATTTCGGGTTGGCTGCGAATGCCGCGCACGACATGGCGGTCGTGGTGCCTGGCGTGAGCGGCGCCCCCGCCAATCGCGTGGTCATTGGACCCTTTCCTGTGGGCCGCTTCAACGACGGCAACTCCAGGGTTCAGGTCACCTACAGCGATGCGGCTGCGGATCTCACGGTCGCCGTGCAAGGGGCGGCGTAGTCATGCCGTTCTACCGTGTCCGCGACGGTCATCGACTCGGCCACAACGGTCAGACGTTGGAAGCCGGGACGGTGATCGAGGTGTCGACCTACATCGGTCGCGAAGTCGCGGAGAAGTTGGAGCCATGCACTGCGGAAGGTGAAGGGCTTGGCCACCTGTCACCTGCCGATTTGCTGGTGGCGCAAGCGGCTCCGCACGAGCGAGCGTCGTTGATGCCACCGGCTGCGGTGCCCACGATAACCAAGGCGAAGGCTCCGGTCGAGACGGACTCGATCAAGTCGTAACGCGCCAAGTCTGACGGAGACGATACATGGCTCAATCACCAGCAAACATCCACATTGGCGCTGCGAGACTCTTCCTGGGCATCACAGCGCCGGCGACCGGCACGCCTCCGACGCTGATGACGCACACGGATGGTGTGCCAGCGACGGGCATCGAGGCCGGCTACACGCAGGACGCGGCGACGTTCACCTACAAGCAGAACAAGCAAGAGGTGACCGCCGAGCAGTCGCTGAACCCGGTTGACGTCTTCGTGCTGAACGAAGAAATCTCGATCGAGTTCACTGCGATGGAACACGTCTACAACACGCTGAAGACGGCGTTCGACAACGTCGGCACGGTGGATGACGTGAACAAGTCGCTGTTCTACGGCGGCGATGGCGCCGGCCTCGTCAGCGTGACGACGCAGGCGGTCATGCTGTCCTCGCGTATCCGCACGGCGCCCACCAAGTTCGAGATCCTGGTGCTCTACCGGGTCTACAACATGGAAGGCATCATCATGCCGTATGCGCGGACGACGCCGGCCGTCTACAAGATCATGCTCAAGGGCCTGGTCGACACCACGAGGAACGCGGGCGACCGTTCGTTCCAGTGGTTCAAAGAGAAGTAAGCTCTCCTCGTGGTGGCCGGCGTGGATGCCGGCCACCGTCTTTCGTCCTGAGCAGCTCAGCTCTTTCTGGGCATTTCGGGTTGATTCGCCGCCCGAATAAAGGAGTCAGTTCATGGGTATCACCAACAAGCAGCGTGGTCGGCAGATTTTCGAGGGCGGCGCATCGACGCAGCCTCAGAAGGCATACGCGGCGGATGGCGCGATCAGCGCGCACCGCGACGAAATCGCGTTGCTCACGAAGGCAGGCGTCGGCGCCTACACGCTGGCCGCGCCCACGCGTGACAACATCCGCCTGACGATCATCAACCGGACAGCCAACGCGCATGTGGTGACGGCGACCGGCCTGCTCGATGATGGCGTGGTCGGCGGCTCGAAGAACACCATCACCATGCCCGCGTTCGCTGGCGGGTCCGCCGAGCTCGTCTCGCATGGCGGCAAGTGGAACACGGTGGCGCTCAAGGCTTCCGTCGTCGCGTAATAGAGGAGCCACATGGCAGCCAGCACCATCAAAGCGTCGGCCGTGCAGGCCGGCGCTGGAACTGTTCTCGGATCGGCGATTGCGCTGAATCCAGCAATTACCTCCGGGCGGTTCGTCCTCGACGTGACCGCCGCGGCGACGCTTGCTGGGGACACGCTCGACGTGTTCGTGCAGACCTCCAGCGACGGTGGCGTGACCTACGACGACTTCGTGCACTTCACGCAGGTGCTGGGCAACGGCGGCGTGAAGACCTTCATCGCGCAATGGTCACGTGACATTGCGCCGACGTCAGCGCTGCACGCACGGCAAGATGGCGTGGTGTCGGCTGGCGTGTTGCAAGGCGCGCTCGGGTCATTCATTCGCGCGAAGTCGGTGACGGTTGGCACGGGCAGTTTCACGTTCGCGGTGACGGCAGACCTGCTGCGCCAGAGGTAGGCGATGGGCACGCATCGACGGAGCGCCCGCGCTCTCCTCGACGTGCCTGCTGGCTGGGCAGTCATGCGGCAAAGCATGATTGTCCTCACCGACGCCCAAATTAAAGCTCTCCCAACAACAGGCATTGAAGTGGTTCCCGCTCGTTCGGGGATCACGCACATCGTTTCGCCTCCCTTGAGCCAGTGGTGGGTGGACACAACGGCAGGTGTTTACGCGACAGCCGCGGCGGCATCGTGGTCGTTGTTGGTCGGCCCCAACGAAGTGACTGGCTCCGCGTTGGTGCGGAACGCGCTACAGGCGGCGGGCATTTTCGGGCACCATTTCATCAGCGATGGCGATAACGGGGTTGGAGCGTTCAGCGGCACATTTGTCAGCAACTTCCACCCTTTCAGCGAGCGCGTCAACCAGCCGGTCCTCATTCGCGACTTCTTCGGCACCGTGGCAAACTACACGGGAGGGCACGCATCGAACCGGGCGCGCATTTGCGTGGCTTACCTCAGTTTCGACGAGACGCTCGGCGTCTACGTCTGATGTTCCACGTGAAACAATCGCGTTAGACTGGTCCTTGTGACCTTCGTCTTCCGCAACGGCGTCGTTCTTCCCGTCCCACCAGGCTACGCCGAAGACCCTGACCACCAGGCGCTTGTCGCCAAGCTATCCACCACGAACAGCTACGCAGAAGCCGTAGCGGTCCTTGGGGGCGCCCCACTTTCGTCATGGCTCGCGGCCGACCTGCTCACCGGCGCGCCATGGGCTCGCCGCTTCTTGAACACCACGGCACGGCTGTGGTCACAGGACAGGAAACTGGCCGAATCGGGCATCCGCGCCATGATGCGCGTGCTGTCGGGGCAAGAATCGAAGGCTGGGCGGCACCGAACACTGCCGTTGACGCCGGCTGAACAGACTCTGGCGACCTCGGCCGTGGCCGCCTGGCGCGTATTGGTGGATGCCGCCTGGTCTACAGACCGCCCCGGACTGGCCCAGGCGCTCGCCAGGCACGCGAACGCCAGGTTCAAGCTCTCCAAGGCCCACGGGAAGGCGCTCGTGGCCCTGACGAGGCGCAGGCGGCTCAGACGCGCCGACGTGGTCGTGGCCTTGGCCTCGTGGGAAACGGGGATACCCGCCAGGCGCCTTGGACCTCCACAAGCCGTCGCCGACCTGATCTACGGCTGATACCGCCGGCGGTATGGCTGGCAACAATTCTCGGGCAATTTCCGCCCACCCTTTCTTGCTCGACAATGAGGCTCTCAATGTCTGAGACGATTATGTCGAAGGAGAAGGTATGAGCGACTTGAAGCTGCTGAACGCGCGGGCCCTGCGGCGAGAGAACGAAATCGAGGTTGACCTCGGCGATGGCACGATGGTCAAGGCACGAAAGATGGACATGACGCTGCTCGTGTTCGAGGGCCTCGTGCCGATGCCGATGCTGTCGGCGGTGCAGCGGATGTTCGACGATCCTGACGCGACGCCCACGGAGCAGGTCGAGAAGCTCGGCGACCAGGGGAAGCCCATGGTCGATCTTCTGCGCCGGCATGCGTCGATCGTCACGATCCAGCCGAAGATTTCCGTGGAGGACACGAACGATCCGGACACAATCCCGGCCTCCTATCTGAACATCCAACAACTCATGGCGATTTGGACTGCGACCGCTGTTGTGCCGACCTTCGGCACCAGCCAAGCCACGCGATTTCGTGGAGGAGCAGTCCCCGATGATGCTCCTGATGCACCAGCTGTCGAAGTCATACCAACGGGCACCGAGCTCGTGGTTGGTGGGCGACTCGTCGAATATATCGGTCAGTGAGCAGGCGTTCGCGCTGGATTTCGATGCGGCGTGTCTGCACCTGGGTCTTGACGCCGAGCGAAAACTCAAAGAAGGTCAGAACAAGAACACGCGCACGATTCGGCGCGTGATGGGGCGCTAAGACCAATGGCTGACGACGAAGTTCTTATCAAGATCGCGGCCGACATCGCGTCGGCGGTCGAAGGACTCAGCACGCTCACTGAAAAGATGAGCGAGGTCGTCGGCCAGATCACGGACGTCGGCGCCAAGTCCGAAGAGGCCGAGGGCGCAACCAAGTCGTTCTGGGAAACCTGGGTCGGCGGGGCTGAGAACGGCACGACGGCGAGCGTGCTCTGGGGCGAGCAGATGTCCCAGGCGTTCGACACGCTGAAGGAGGGGGTCGGCAACGCCATCAAAGCGTTGCCGAACCTCGTCGCCAATTCGGCGGCGGTTGGCGACGAGCTCTTCACGATGTCGAACCGGCTGAACATCGCCGTGGGCAGCATTGGCGAGCTGGAATACATCGCTGGGCAGAGCGGGGCGTCGATGCAGGGCATGGCCCGCACGATTCAGACGCTGGGCACGTCCCTGTCGGACGTGGAAGGCAAGTCAGCGAAGGCTATTTCTGCGCTCGGCCTGAGCGTATCTGACCTCAAGAAACAGAAGCCAGAGGAGGCGTTCTACCAGATTCTCGACGCCATCAAGCAGACCGTCCCCGTTGCGGACCAGAGCGCGAAGGCGATGGAAATCTTCGGCGGTCGGTTCCGTGCGAACACGATGCTGCTGAAAGAGGACATCGCGGGACTCCGCGCGTCCTACAAACAGCTCGGCATGGCCGGCGAGGATCTGAACAAGCTGGCCGTCGAGGGCGATCGTTACTCGGACAACCTGAAGAACATCCAGCTGGTGCAGGACAGTTGGAAGAACAGCATCGCGAACGCGTTGCTGCCGACTATCAACGACCTCCTCGAAACGATGCCCGGCCTCGGCGGCGCGGTGCTGACGCTCGGCGAGGGGTTCATGTCGACCGCTTCCAGCGTGCTTCCGCTACTGGGCAACGTCGCGCTCCTGAAGGGTAGCGGCTTGGCGACGTGGGCCATGGAAGCGGCGAGCGCGATCCCTGGCGTGACCACTGCCGCCACAGCCTTGAAGGGATCGCTTGGGTTCCTCGGCTCGGCGGTGGCGGTCGTTGGCGTGGCGTTCGCGGCCTGGGAAATCGGCAAGTGGATCTCGAACCTGCAACTCTTCAGTGGTGAGCTGAAGACGATGTCGCAGTGGGTCGAGTATGCCGGCGCCAAGACCCTGCAGTTCTTCGGGATTGCCGAGAAGACCAGTGATGCCGACCTAAAGCTTGCAATCTCCTCGCGCGCGGCCGGCGAGGCGCACAAGGACCAAGCTAAGGCCACGGCAGAGGTTGGTGCCGCTGCGGTCAAGGCGGTTGACGGATTCGCACAACTCAACGCTGCCACGGCGAAGACGAAAGCTGAATACGACGCGCTTCTGCCTACGCAGCGCGCGTCCATCAAAGCAGCGATTGAGCAAGGCGTCTCACTCAAGGACATCCACGACGCCACGCAAATCTCGACGGACGCTCTCACGCTCTTCAAGCAGGAAATGGAGAAGGCGAAGAAGGTATCCGACTCCGGCCCTCTCGGGAAATTCCTCAAGGAAGTGACGGACATGGCGCCGGCTATGAAGGCGGCCCTGGCGTCAGGCGCCAACATGTCGTTGGTCGTCGAGCAATTCGGGAAAGCCGCCGACGATGTCGTGAAGAAGGCCACCCTGATCCCTGGTGCGCTGGAGAAGGTGCCAGTAGAGGTCAGGAAGATCGCGGATGAGTTCCAGAAAGCTGAACTCGCGAAAGTGATGGAGGGCATCCACAAGAAAACCATTGAGTTGGCGGCGGCGTTCCAAGAGAAGTTGCGCAAGGCTGCTGAAGAGACGATGAAGGCGATCAACGCCTCTGTGCTGGCCGCCTACACGAACATCGTCAAGATTGACGACGCGCTGGCGATCAGCGCCAAGACTGGCTCGGAGAAGCGCCTCGCCATCATCGCGAAGGCGCAACAGGACGAAGAGAACATCGCCAAGGGCCGGTATGGCGTAAGCGACGCGCTGCGAGAGAAAGAGCTCGACGCCATCAAGCGCAAGTATGACGAACAGCGAGCGCTGTCCGAGAAATACACCGGCGACGTCGTGCGCGATGCGGAACTGCGCGGCATCAAGACCAAGGCTGAAGCCGAGAAGGAGCTTGCCGTAGAGCAGAAGGTGCTCGCCGACATGCTCGCTGCGCGTGGAGAGTTCACCTACAAAGATATCGAGAAACAGAAAGAAACCGTCAAGTCTGCCGAGGTTGCGGCCGGCAAGATGAAGGTCGACTGGGGCACGGCGCTTGACTCGATCAACGCGTCGTTCACGCAGATGGCCACGATCGCTGGTGGCTCCTTCGGCGGCATCTTGAAGGGCGTCGCTGAAGTTTCAAGCGGACTGGGCGTGATGAAGTCGTCGTTCGGCAGCGCGATCGGGATGTTCAAGGGCGCTGGCGGGCTCGGAGGCATTGCTGGCTCGTTCAAGAATTTGAGCGGTGGCGTCGGCGGATTGATTGGCGGGATCACCAAGGGCCTCGGGACCGTCATGCCGATGGCTGGCGCGATCATCGCTGGCGTCGGCAGCGCGATCAAGGTTGGCAAGAAGCTCTTCGACGTGTTCAACAAAAGCGCGGGCGAGAAGGCAGCCAAGGAGGTTGGTAAGAACTTCGGCACGACAATCACCGAGGAAGCGGGTAACGCGATCGCGAAGACCGCGAAGGACATGTTCAAGGGCGACCGCTTCGCCGCGTCGATCTACGAGATGAACTCCATCATCCAGACGGCCGGTGGCATCACCGAGAAGAACTTCTCGCAGATGACCGCTCGCCTGCGTGACGTGTTCTCGATGGTCGAGACTGGGAAGTTCACCGTCGAGCAGGCAACGAAGGTGCTTGAGGAGAACTTCGGCGCGTTCGCCGACTACGTCACGAGTTCTGGCAAGGTTGCCTCGAAGGAATTCACCGACATCATCGCGCTCAACGCGAAGTTCGGCACGCAGTCCAAGCAGGTCATGGACTTCGTGGCTGGCCAGACGTCTCGTCTGGGCGGCGCGCTGGCCAAGATGGCCGGCTCGATGGATGAGAACGCCGAATCTGTCGCGAGGTTCGAGCGTCTGGCGGTGGCCGGATTCAACGCCGCAATCTCCGCGGGCGTGCCGTATCTCGACGCCATCGATCAGATGGGCCCGGCTCTCGACAAAATCTCTGAGAAGAACAAGAAGCTCGGACTCGCCGGCGGCGCCGCCATCCAAGAACTGCTGAAGTTCCGCGAGGTGGTGAACGCCAACAAGGATCTGGTCGAGTCGGCCGGCGCGTTGAACGAGGTCATGTTGGCGTTGTCCAACACGGGCGCCTTGAACGCGGAGACGATGGCCGACCTTGAGGCGCAGGGCTCCTCGACCTTCGCGCAGTTGACCGCGGCTGGGTTCACGGAGCAGCAGGCCCTGCAGCAGATGAAGGGCTATCTCGAGAACGTGCGTGACGCACACGAACGTCTCGGCCTTCCGATCGACGAGAACACGCAGAAGATGCTCGATCAGGCGACTGCGAGTGGCGTGCTGAAAGAGCAGGAGATGTCGACGAACGACGTCATGATGCAGGGACTCGGCGCTATCATCAAGGCGCTGGGCGGAGACTTGCCCGCGTCGTTCAAGAAGATGACCGATTCCGCGGTGGCCTCAGCCAACACCGTCGCTGGATCGATGACCGGCACGGTCGGCGGAGCCGTCAAGGCCACCTCCGACCAGATCAAGGCGACCCCGTGGCAGGAATACGCCACGAAGGGTGTTGCGGCCGGGAACATCACATCCTCCGCCGTGAACAAGACGGCCAACGCGGTGGATGCCGTCGGCAACCAGCTGGAGAACACGGACTGGAGTGGGTGGGCTGACGAGCTCGTTTCGGCGGCCAACGCGGCCCAGGAAGCGGTGGACGGCGTCTCCTTGGGCCACTCGCCAGGCGGCCTGAAGGAGATCCCGCTCAAGATCAAGGACGCGATGGCGGCGTTCAAGGACTTCGAACACATCGGTGTTGGATCAGCCGAAGAAGTCCAGAAAAGCGTGGACGCGTTGAGCAGCGCTCATGCGAACATTGGCATCGCAGGTGATGCAGCCGGTGGGGCGGCGACTGCAGGTGGCGGCGGCGGTGGCGAGACGTTCCACATCACCATCCAGGCGCTCGATTCCGCAGGAGTCGACGGCCTCACGGAGACGAAACTCATCCCCGCTATCGTGAAAGCGTTGCGGAAGGGTGGCCGCAACCTGAGCGACGTTCAAGGGGTCATCCAGTAATGTCGAACTTCCTCTACACACGTCCGACTGAGCGCTTGGCCGGGACGTTGGCGGTGAACTCAGGCGTTGTCGACTCGGCCTATTTGCCGGCGAACCTCGACGACGGATTCCCGCACAAGCCCGCGAAGCTGACGGGCACGACCGGGTCATGGACTCGCGATCTCGGGTCCGCGCTGCAGGTTGACTTCTGCGCGGTCTTCCATCACAACTTAGCGGCGGCCGTCGACTTGCGACTGCAGGGCCACACGTCTGATGCGTGGGGCGGGCCAGACGTGAACCTGGCGTTCACTGTGGTCGCTGCGCACGCGGATGGCTTCACCAAGAACGTCTACATCGACTTGACAGGGTTGCTATCGGCAGCAGGACGCACCAAGCGCTGGTGGCGGTTGCTTGTCAATTCCGCGAACACGTCTGCCGTCGCCGTGGGCGAGTGGGCCATGTATTCAGCCGTCCGCAACTTCGGTGTTCGCAACATCAGCAAGGGGTCCGATCGCACGACGCGTCGTCCTGCGCTGACGCACGAGACAGAGCTCCTGGTCAAGCGGTCCTACGACCTCGGCACGACCATCCGCGGGGTCAAAGTGACCGCTGAGTCCACCGACCTGACGCTCGCGGACATTGACGCCTGGCATCGCTCCTCGTCCGGCGGCGTGAAGCCGTTCACGATCGTGCCGAACAAGGACGAAGACGAGCCGTGGTTCGTGACGTTCCAGGCCGAGGATCTGGCGTGGAAGCGCGAGAACCGCAACTACAATCCGCTGAGCCTTGAGTTTCAAGAGGTGTCGCGCGGGCTGACACTCTGAGGTAAAGATGTCCAACGTCGCTACGCACATTTTCGTGTCGGTGGGCCCGGACGGGGCCGACGCGACGCAGATCCAGCCACTTCGCGATTGGAACGAGGGCCACAAGTTCGGTGGCGGTTCGAACAACCAGTTCCTCCAGCGCGATACCGGCGACGCGACGTATGGGGCCAAGTGGAGCACGGGCCTGACCTACGACGGCACGACGCTGTCGATTGCCAGCGCCATCGCCATCGCCGGCAACACGAACAACACCATCACGGGCACGGTGGCTGGCGCCTACACGACCACCATCACGAACTCCTCAGCGAACGCGGCGGCCTATGCCGGGCTCGCGCTGACCACGAACTCGGTGTCGCCGTCGTTGCTGCGGGCGATGTCCTCGGCCTTCACGCCGGTGAACGGCGCTCGCGCGGATGGCGCACAGTGGATCAACGCTGCGGGTGCTGGCGGCCTGGACCTGGCCGCAGGCCACGCCAGCGGAGTTATCACGTTTTGGACGAACGGCGCGGAACGCCTCCGCATCACGGCAGCTGGCCTGCTCACGTTCGGTGGCACGTCGAACGCGTTCCCCGCCTTGAAGCGGTCCAGCGCCGACGTGCAGGTGCGACTGGCTGACGACTCGGCTTACGCCACGTTGGATTGCCTGGGGTTGAAGGCCAGCGGCGCAGCCGGTGCGAGCTTTGGTCCAGCGGCGGTGGCGTCGATTACGGTGGTGAACGGTATTGTGACGGCGATTTCGTAGACAAAGGAGACGATGACGAATGAAGAGGGAACTGACGTTCGAAGCGGATCACGGCAAGTTGTTCGAGTCGCTACACCTCGCGTTGCGCCTTGGCCGGAGCAATCAGCAGTCCGCCCCCGGCAAGGCCACTCTGCGCGCCGAGCGTGACATCTACCGCACGTTCGAGGCCATCTCCATGCCTGACCCGAAGAAACAGGAGGTCCGGTGCACGTGCGGGCGCGTGGTGTTCGAGCAGGACACCAAGGCTCGCGTGTTGCGGCCAGCTGGCGGCACCGTCGTGCTGACTCAGGCCGAGGTTGAACTCCTGCAGGACCGCATCGACAAGGGCTTCTGGAGCGGCGACACCGGATTCGACATGGCCGATGCGTTGGACTTCCTCGGCACGGCGAGGGAACGAAAGGATTAGCGTGGGCTTCTACGGCGGCCAGAACGGTGGTTACGATCCGGTTGGCTTCTTCACTGAAGGAGAGGTGTCCCTTCCTGAGACGGGCACGTTCCTGACGTGGGTCGAGTTCACCGACAGCGCGGATGCGACGAACGTCTGGTCGATGCAGGCGCTGGTTGACCCGTCCACCTACTACGGCGGTTTCAAGGAGCCTCGCGTCATCGAGATGGGAGCCCTGGTGCGTGCGTTGTCCGACATCAACGGCACGTATCAGGGCGCTGACTTCCAACTCGTGCTGTCCGACAACGACCGCCTGGTGCGTGGGAAACTCAAGGCGTCCTCGACGAAGTTCTTCCTGAATCGGTCCTTGGTCGTGCGGATGATCGACGACGCATCCCGCCGCGAGGGATTGACGCCGAGAACCATCATGCGCGGGCTCGTGGCTGATTACCGCCCACTGCCAGACCTCAAGTTCTCCCTGGGTGCGCAAGACGTCATCACGCGTCGCTTCTCGTCACAAATCGCGTCGCAGAGCCAGGTGCCGAAGCGCACGATCACGTTGGATGACTTCCCCGAGGCTCCACCTGACACGGTGGGCAAGCCCGTGCCGATCATCTACGGCGTGGTGTCTGACGAGAACGAGCAAAGCGTCATCGTCGGCACGCAGCCCAAATTCGTTGCGACCGGGAACATGACCTACACGAACCATGGCACCGCCGGCACGTGGAACGTGACCTACGTGGTGACACTCGTGGGCGATGAGACGGCCTACCCGCCGTGGGCGGGCGAGAACCAGCAGGACGAGCGCGTGATTGGCACGCTCGTCATCCCGAACTGCATTGGTCCGAACGAATTCGTGCAGGGCTCTCGCTACACGACGATCGAATGGGACCAGCCATTCGGGTTCGCGACGAAAATCTATGGCCGCTTCAAGGATGGGAACAGCTTCAAGGGTGGCACGTTCGGCTACATGGCCTACGTGCCGAAATACATCACTGAGGGCGTGCTCGCGACCGACCGCGTGATCTTCCTTGAGGGGTGGTTCAACGCTTCGCAGGACCAGTTCCAGCCACCGACGAACAACATGTATGTCTCGGGGACGTTCGCGGCGGGGAACACGGTGCTGGTCGACAACGCCAGGGGAGTCATTCAGCCGATCTACGTCGGCCCCAAGCGGTTCAAGTAGATGGCGCGCATCGGAGCGTTCGGCCCACTTGTGGGTTACGACTCAGCAGACTGCGGCGCTAGCGGTTTCACGGCTGGAAACAGCGGCGCGCCCATGCCTCGCAACTCTCACGACGGCACGGGTATGGGCTACGCGCTTCGCTCCTACAGCAATAGCTTGATGTCGCCTCGCTATGGCGACAACGGCGTGACTCAGGTCGCCAAGCTTGCCGCTTACACACGCTTCTGGATGCGGATTCGCCGGTATCCGCGCGCGATTCCTACGGACCTTGTCGGAGAGTGTTCGTTCTTCGGTTGGCAAGGTAACCAGCAGGGCGGGCCAATGGCGACGCTCTACCTCACTCCTGGTGGCCAGATTCGCGTGATGAACGAGGGAAACGCCCTCGCAGCGAACTACAACTCCATGTATCTGTCGCCACCCGTTCCGCTGAACGAATGGTTCAAATACGAAGTCGCAGTCATCCCCTCGCACAACGCCGGCGTCATCAAGTTTCGCGTGAGCCGTGAAGACGGCACCTACCTATTCGACGCAGGGAACCTCGGCAGCAGCCTGCTTGAAGAAGGGATCAACGCCTGGAACGGTGTCACCAGCCAGCAAGTCGTCATCACGACGTTCGGTCGCCACGTCGGGTCGACGAATTTGGGGTGCGACCTCGACCTATCGCATGGGGCATGGGATGACGCTGATTTCCCTGTCGACTCAAGGATGTCGCTCGTTCCAGTGGTCGGGTTGGGCACGTATAACTTGTGGACCGGCGGTCGTCCCGACTGGCAGGCCCGTAACATGCAGAGCGGCAGCGGTGGCGCTGAGCAAGTATCCACGACAGCTGCGGCTGACTTCAACAACCGCCAGAGCTACCGACTGAAGAATCTGCGCGAGTGTGGAATCACAGGGAATATCTACCACTGGCGGATCGCGCTCAACAACACCGCAGGCGGCGCCAGCGGTGCGATTCGCTACTTCATCCGCATCAACGGCACCATTTACGAGACGCCAACGCTGAACACGGCAGGGTCGCCGCTGAACTGGCAATCATGGACCTTTTCCGGTGTCGTTATCACTCCAGACGACGATCTCGAAATCGGTGTCGGCGGCGGCAGCGCTGGCACGATGGGGATGGGCGGCATGTGCCTGCTTGTCGACCACGACTCACCTATCACCGAATTCGCTGGTGGCGACTTCGAGATCCAGAATGTGTCTTGGGTTGGCACTGGAGGGGCTGGCCAGTCGGTGACGTTGCCGTTCATTCCCCACATGCTTCTGTGGTGGCCGCGCACGGACGTGACGATCGGTAGCGGGAGCTATCCACCCGGAGGCATGTGGTGGGACACGCTGTCTGGGTGCCACGACCAGGCGTCTCCTGGCCCTCGCCGTGACCAGATCAGGGTCTTCGAAGACCGCGAGGCGCAGACGGCCACGCTCTCGATCGTGGGCAACTACACCCACATGAACGCGGCAGGCATCACGTATGACTGCCTTTGCGTGCGCGATCCACAGAACCGTATTCACGCGCGCGGAAACATCTCCCAGCGCGCGCAGACGATTCCCGTGAATACCGACGATGCGGATTATCCCATCAACGCCGGCACGTCCACGCCAGAGTTGTTCAGCGTGTTCGCGCCGGAAGCGATGTTTCTCTATGGGGAGTCTGACAACACGTCCCTGACGGCCTACTTTCGCGGGCTGAAGCAATCGGGCGATGCCACGTTGCCGTGGGGCCCCGCCGTCGCCGTGACGGACGTGATTCAGGCATTGACCGCCAGTGGGTGGCAAGCTGGCACGCTTGCTTACCAGACGAATCAGATTGACGGCGTATTCATCGGGTTTCGCACGAATTCGTTCCAGACGTCGAGTCCATTCGCGATCGCGTTCTATCAGGGAGACGCGAGCGGCGGTGGGCTGGCGCCTGGGATCAATCGCACGATCCCGCTGGCGCTGGGCGGGAAAGTTCCAGAATGGGTCGTCGTCTTTCCCCCCACAAGCGCGCAGCGTTACATGAAGAGCGCCTTCACGCTCGGCAAGATTGTCGCCTCCTACAGCGAGTCCAACAAGGACAGCGCGGAGACGCTGAACGCTGCGGGCTTCACGCGGACGGCCCAGACGTTCCAGACATCAAACCCTGCTGGATCAGTTGAGAAGATCACGTTCTATCTCAAGAAGACCGGCGTGCCGACTGGCACGATGCGGGCGAAGGTGTGGTTGACCAGCGCTGGAGCGCCGACCGGCGCACTCCAGATCGCATTGAGCGCCACCGTGGACGTGTCAACGCTTTCTGACTCAGCGTTCGCGCTCGTGGACTTCACGTTTCCGTCAGACGAGAAGATCGTCCTCCTCAACAACACCACCTATGCCGCGGTTCTCGAGTATCTCGGTGGCGATGCGTCGAACTACGTCGAGGTCGGACAAGACGCCAGCGCTCCTGCCGCGACTGGGTCCAAATACAACTGGAACGGTGCGGTCTGGGCCATTGACACCGAAGATCTGTGCTTCTACGTGTATCTCGAGAGTGCTCGTGTCTGGGCCGCGGCCGGTGACACGACGAACGCGATCGTTGACTTGGTCGCGGACGGCGTGGTTGTCAACAACTCGCTGAACGATGGCGTGCTGCAGGGCTCCTACCCTGAGTCCAACTTCGCGGCCTCTACCGAGAAGCTCGACGGCAGCCCCACGGCGACCGCCCAGACCTTCACGTCGGCTTCGTCGGGAGAGCTCGCCTCTGCGATGTTCTACCTCAAGAAGACTGGTCTGCCACTGGGCACCTATGCGGCAAAGCTCTATGCGACGGTCGCTGGCGTGCCGACCGGCGCCGCGCTGGCGACGAGCGACGCGCAGTTGGCTGGCGATCTCGACAACACCAACTACGAGATGATTCGTCTCACGTTCACTGGCGCGAACCGGATCACGCTTGCTGCGGCGACCGTCTACGCCATCGCGATTGAATATACCGGCACGGCGTCCGACTACATCGACGTCGCCCAGGACAACACGGCCCCGACCCACGCGGGCGTCAAATACAATTTCACGGGGGCGTGGGCGAGCGATACCCCAGACCTGATCTTCTACCTGTTTACAGCCAGCGCCGGCTGGTATACCGCCCTGGCGTGGACGACCGGGCTCGACGCCTTGGGCGTGCTGCCGGACGGTCTGTGGCACAAGTTCTTGGTTGCTGGCCACGCGTGCAAGTCGATCGACTCATGGTATGTCGGTGGCATCAGGCAACCGACGTTCAGCGCCCAGGGCGACCCGGACACGGAAGCCTATTTCCTGATTCCCGGCTATTCTGCCTACGACAACGCCTTCGGCACGAACGTCACGACCGAGACGATCAATGGTCGCCTCTACACGGTGTGCTATGTGAAGGAGGGCGGGAACAGCCCGATCGACGTCGAGAGCATCCGAAATGGGTCGACACCGTTCTCGTTGAACGTGCAGGGCATTGAAGACGTGGGAAACGGGACTGGCACGGTCATCTCGCGTTCCTTCGACATCTACAAGCACGCGATGCAGAACTGGGTCTTCGGAGACTACCAAGCGGGGGCCTGGCTGTCGACGCCGACGTTTCCTGATTCTGAGGGTGTCCTGTTGATGCGCGAGGAGAGCTTCAGCGAGGCGTCCGCGCTCTCCGCCCGTCGCGTCGGTGGAGGTTACGTTGGCGCCGGAGGGTTCGGGCTCGACGGCAATTTCATGTCGGTGCGCGAGGCCGTCCGCGTCCTGAACGTGTCCTGTGACTGCGACTCCGGGCTCAATCGCCTGTGCCAGTTCTTCGTCTCCATGACCGACGACGCGGCGGCTGTGCTTACAGCTAGCCCCGTCTTCGTGGACGCGGATGATGTGAAGCGCGGATCGTTCTCTGTTGATGACGATTTCGCGAATCACTTCAACGTGGTGCCCTTCGCTTACGCGAAGGACTACGTGTCCGGGTCGAAGACGCCGTGGCGTGGGGTTGATGAAGCTCGCGACCAGGCGTCCATTGACGGCTACGAAGACACACTGACCATGCCCGTTCAAGAGCTGGGCTTCGTGCGTGATCAAGTCACCGCCTCGGATATTGCACATCGGAAACTGCTGCGCCACAAAGATCCGCCGCGTCGCGTGCAGTTCACGACGCCTGTGCAGGGCTACAACGCGGAGCTCGGAGACGTTCGCCTGCTCTCTCACTACGAAGGTGTCGGCGCGACCGGGTGGAGTCGCCAGCCTCTGCGCGTGCATCGCCACGCCGCCAACCTGAACGACGACACGGTGCAGTTCGAGTGCTACGACTTGAGTCGTCTGTTCGAGTCGGCGTTCATCCTCGGCAACGAGGTCGTGCTGAACCCATCGTGGGCGGCAGCCCCGCCGCTGGATCGCGTCTATGGCTACTTGGCTGACGAGACAACTGAGGTCTTCTCAGACGGCGAACCTGGGAAGCGAGTGCGCTGATGGCCCGCATTGCGGTCTGCGGATTCGAAATTCCATCGGCCGGCGCCGAGGCTTTGCAGGCTGGCGCGCAGGGCGCCGGAGACAATGGTCGGTGTGGCGGTGTCGCGTTCACGATGGACAACATCCGGGTTGGCAGCAGCCGAAACTACCGGGTGGACTTCAACAACATCGGGACTATCTACGTTCGTTTCTATATTCGATTCCGAGAATACCCGGTCGCAGGGACTGGCGCTCCAGTCGCGACGACTGGCACTGTCATCTTCGTGGCGGACGGATCGATCGAGGGAGGGGCCGGCGAGTTCTACATGACCGCTGAGTATGGTGGATCGCTGAAATGTTGGTCGGATGGGAACGCGGCAGCTCCGACACAAATGGGCGCCTCCACCCAGACGATGGCGCTCAACAAGTGGTATCGGGTCAATCTGACGCTCGCGTGGGGGAACGGCTCGGTTAATTCGGGCTCTGCCATTGTGGCCATCACAGACCCAGACGACCTGGACCACCCCACGTCGACGCTGCACAGAAACGGCGCCAACGTGAACGGTATCAATTCGAATGGCACCATCACCGGGATCTACATGGGGTCGCAAAGCTCGACGCTTCCCGTCAACGGGGGCAAGATCGACTTTGACGACCTTGTTGTGGATAACGCCAGCGCACCGGGCCCAGGGTTCATCACGCTGTGTCGAATTGTTGGCCAGGGTTCTTACAATGGATGGGGAGCCCCAGACTATCGAGGGATGAGAAAGTTCCCCATCGACACCATCGCTCCATTCGGCTGTTCGACAACCACTGCTGGCGACCGCGTTTCGTTCCAAGTGGAGTCGCCAGGCGCGGCGCTCGGCGTGACTGGCACGATCAATGTGCTTCGCATGATTGCCCACGGCTCGCTCTCTAAATCCAACTGGCGGCTGATACTCCGCGCTAACGGCGTGGAGTCTTCGTCTCCGCTTCAGGCTGCGTCGCCTACGGGCAATTGGAAGAGCATCCTGACAGGCCAATTCCAAGGTGGTTGGTGGTTCGACGGGCCCATCGCCCCCGGTGGCACTTACGAAGTAGGCATAGATGGTGGCGATACTCCCGCTGGGTCGGATTCTTGCCAATTCCTCGGCCTCATCGTCGAGCATTCCTCGCCGGATTGGACACCGCCGATTGAGACTGGCGACATCCAGATCAAACGCGGAAGTTTCGTTGGCACTGGCGCGAACTTCATCGACGTGGCCATCGGGTTCGCCACGCCTGCTCGACCCACGGCGATCTTCGCTCGAATTTCATCTGGCGACACAGGGGCATTCTGGTGTCAGGCGAATGGTCGCCGCGGCGAATACTCCACGCGCTTTAATGATGGCAACACGCTGGCCGGCATTGCACACGTCGATACAGACGTGTTCACACTGGCGAAGCTGAACGGCCTGAACAATCTTGGCGCCACGATTTACTGGCTGGCAATTTCCGACCCGGAGAAGCGGATGGTCGAGTCCGTCACGCGTGACTCGACTGGCGATGACACTGACAACGACGTCGTCAAGCTGACTCAACCAGGCTTCGTGATTGAGGCCATGATCGCGACGGGTCAGTCCGACGTGGTGACGACCACGTTTTCGCATTACAAAGGGTTGCAGCATGGTGATCTCAGTAGCCATTTGAACCAGAACCTGGCCCCGCAGGCCGATGCGATTCAGAGAATGGGCACTGGAGAGTTCGAGCTCGGCCTCCTGTCAGGCTTTGGGAGCTTCAACGTCACGCGCGTCCCAGCGATGTGCTTTCGCCGCGCTGGTGTGTTCTACGTGAACACCCTCTGCGAGATCGGTAGCTACGTCGGCGACAACACCATTGGACGGGTCATCCCGTTCACGTGGAACGCGACCGCTCTTGGCATGCTGTTGGTGGTCCCGTCCGTGGTGACGACGAAGCGCGCGCTGCGATGGGGGATGGCCGCCACCAACAACGAATGGAACGCCACGGGCGCCTTCGCCACGGGCATCACGGCGGCTGACCATACAGGATTCACGGTCAGCACCGTCACGAATAATTTCAATGCGACCGGCGTGACGTATCACTACTTGGCCTTTGCCGACGGTGTCGACGCGGCGCCGTTCGTGCCGTTCCTGCCCGCCGGCGTCTGGCACGAGTATTTGGTTGCCGGCCACGCGGTGAAGTCCATCGACTCGTGGTATGTGGGCGGCGTGCGCCAGGAGATCGCGAGCGCGGAAGGCGACCCCGATCTCGATGCCTATTTCCTCATCCCTGGATATTCAGCCTGGTCTGCAGTCTTCGGTGCTGGCGCCGCGCCTCGACAGGTCGTTCGAAACGGGCATACCTACACGCTGATCTACGTGAAAGAGGGCGGCGTCAGCCCGCTCGACATCGAAGCGATCCGTGGAGGCACGACGCCGATCACGCTCAACGTGCAGGGGGTCGAGACGGTTGGCGACACCACGGGCACGGTGATTCAGGACTCGCTCGATATCTACAAGCACCTGATGCAGAACTGGATCTTTGGCGACTACCAAACGGGCGCATGGTTGGCGACGCCGACGTTCCCAGATAGCGACGGGTTGCCCATGATGTTCGAGCCGAGCTTCGACGCCGCCAAGACGCTCGCGTCAAGCCGCGTGGGCGGAGGCTATGTGGGCGCGGGAGGGTTCGGGCTCGAGGGCGCCTTCATCAACATCCGAGAAGCCATCCGTGTGCTGAATCTGTCGTGCGACGTTGACGCTGGCCTGAACCGCCGCTGCCAGTTCTTCGTGGCTATGACCGACGATTCTGCGACGGCGTTGAACTATTCCCAGGAATTGGTTGACGCGAATGATGTCGTGCGTGGGTCGCTGGACGTCTTAGACGACTTCTCCAACCACTTCAACATCATCCCGTTCGTCTACGCCCGCGACTACGTGGGCGGGTCCAACACGCCCTGGCGCGGCACCGACGAAGTGCGCTCGGCTGAGTCGATTGTCACCTACGAAATGTCACTCGTGATGACGTCGCAGGAATTGGCCTTCGTGCGCGACCAGGCGACTGCCATCGACATTGCCAGGCGGAAGTTGATCCGACACAAAGACCCGCCTCGGACGGCACGATTCCGCATGCACGTGGGCGGCAACAACGTCGATCTCGGAGACGTCAGACTCCTGACGCACTACGGCGGGATCGGCGGGTCTGGCTGGTCGCAGCAGCCCCTGCGCGTGCAGCGTCACACGGTGGCGCCTGACAATACCGTTGAGTTCGAGTGCCTTGACTTGAGCCGCCTGTTCGAAGCCGTCTTCATTCTCGGCGACGAGCTGGTGTTGCCATCGTCCTGGCCGGCGGCCTCGACCGCGCAGCGACTCTATGGCTACTTGGCCGACGAGCTCACGGCCGAATTCTCCACCGGCGATCCCGGAAAGCGGGTGCGGTAGATGGCTCGCATCCTCACGTCTGGCTTTGAGCTGTCAGGCACGGGAGGGTCTGGCGAGGGCTGGGGCTTCGCCCGCGCGAGCGACAACGTCACGTCTGGGCGGCTCGGTGGTCGCTGTGCTGCGCTGTCCGGTTACAGTTCCGGTGTTGCTGGCGTGGTGGGGTCGAGTAACTCGTTCAACACCCAGGCGCAGGAGTTCTGGATTCGGTTCTACCTCTACGTCGACACGCTTCCAGGGCCAGGCGGCTTGCGCATCCTCGGCGGCTTCGGCTCTGGCGATCCCGGATCTGAGCATGCTTGGTATTTGGTGCTGACTTCCGCCGGAAGGCTGGATGGCTACAACGACGGCGCTGACGTGCGCACCAAGATCGGAACAGGCTCGTCCGTGCTCAGCGTTGGCCGGTGGTATCGGATCAACGTCCACGTCCGATTCAGGGATCGGGTCGGGAACAACTCCAACAATCTGTCAGTGACGATTGACGGCGGGCTCGACTGGAGTGTTTCTACTACTGGCGCCCTGAGTGGCGGGTTGAACTTCTGGACGGTGAACCAGGACACTTCAACCGCTTCCACGTTCGGCACCGGGCTGTCGATCAACCCATTCAACGCCACGGACGCAGAACGCGACGGCGGCTTCGTGCTGATCGACGATCTCGTTGCTGACAACGCTTTCATTCCGGGCGCTGGTGGCGTCACGCTCTTGCATGTGACGGGGCAGGGCACCGACAACGCCTGGACGACATCTGGAGACTGGCGAAACGTGGTGGCGGCTCCTCCACGCAAGGGCCAGAACCTGTCGAATAGCACAGCGTCTGCGTTGGCGACGACTTTCACCATCGAAAGTATGGCCAGCAAAGGCTTGGCTGGCGTCACGATCAAGTCCGCTCGCCTACTTCTGGCTGGGCGACCTATCCGGGCTAACTGGAGCTATCGACTTCGAAGGAACGGCGCGGTAATTGACAGTCCGCTGACTGGCGCCGGCATTGAAGGTTGGTTCACGAAGTCGCCCGGTGATATTGGGAGTGGCACGAGCGGTTGGTTTCTCGACGTCGGCACGGTCCCGCTGTCCACGACAGACGTGCTTGAGATTGGCGTCGTTGACGGACCCGCCGGCGCTGGCACCTCGTTTCTTTACGGCGCCTACCTGGTGGTCGATTGGGAGGGCGCCGACCCGGCAACGTCCGTGCTGAACGGCACAATCAAAACCGTGTCCGGAACCTACGTGGGCAACGGCACGTCGCAGCTCGTTGCGTTCGCCGATCCTACGTTCAAGCCCACGCTGTTGTTCATTGCCGGCGACAATAACGGGGCCGGCGACCGGGTCATCTGGTGCGATGGCTGGGGCGCGGAGGGCGACGGCGCCGTGCGCTGGTCCACTTCAGATTCCTCGGTTGCCGATCTTGTGCGCGCGACGACCGGCAGCTTCAGTGTCAAGGGTGCATCGAACTCACTCAACCAGTCCGCCGAGACGTATCGGTATTTCGCTGTTCGCGATGAAGCCGGACGGTTCACGCGGAGCGGCATGCGCGCGGTGAACGTCTTCGGTGGCACTGGCGACAATTGGAACGTGCCGCTTAATGTCGGGCTTGTGGCCCCGTCGTTCCGTGTGGATGCCCTGCTGGCTTATGGACAGTTTTTCGGAGTGTCCAACCAGGTGCTCTACCGAGACACATTCTACACAGGCGATTCGTCGTCGGTGATGGCGACAAACACCTCGCCTGTAGCTGACGGAATCCAATCGCTCGGCATCAACACGTTCCAGATGGGCAAGCTCCACACGGTCGGTGGCAGCACAGACACCACGGCCTGGCTCGCCATGAGCAACCAGGCGAGCTTGTTCACGCTGCGTCGCTTGTTGACGGTCGGAACCTACACAGGAGACGGCTCCGGCGCTCGCGTGATTCCAGTCGCCGGCTTGGATGTAAATCCGTCCTTCCTGTTCGTGGTCCCAGAAAGCGCCGGGCTGCGCTACTACCGTTTCTTCGCCGATGGCGCTGGCGCGAACTCTCGTGACTGGATCGCCGGCAACGCCGTCGCCACCGCCATCACCGCGTTCGATACGGTGGCGCAGTTCAGCGTGTCGTCGACGCTGAACGTCGCAGGCACGGTGTATCACTACGTGATGTTCGGCGAGGGCGATGACCCCAGCGGCGTCCCGCCAGAGGGGTTGTGGCACGAATTCCTCGTGTGTGGTCACGCGGTGAAGGCGGTCGAGTCCTGGTATATCGGCGGTGTGCGCCAAGAGGTCGCGAGCGCGGAAGGCAGCCCCACGGACGCCTATTTCCTTGTGCCGGGCTATTCCGCGTGGAACGTGGCATTCCCCGGTGTGACCACCGTGACGCGAAACGGTCGGCGTTACACCGTGATCTACCTGAAGGAAGGCGGCACGAGCCCACTCGACGTGGAGGCGATCCGCGCGGGCGATACTCCGCTCACAGTGAACGTCCAAGGCATTGAGGACGTGGGCGACGGTAGCGGCGCGCTCGTGACCAACGCCATGGCGGCCTACCGGCACGCGATGCAGAACTGGGTCTTGGGAAACTACCAGGCTGGAAGCTGGCTCGCTTCGCCGACGTTTCCAGACTCAGAGCTCGTCTCCATGATCGACGAGGTGAGCTTCACGGTCGCTGACGAAGCCGCACAACTGCGCCTTCCTGGTGGCTACGTGGTCGCCGGCGCGGTGGGGTTCGACGGCAACTTCGTCAGCGTTCGTGACTTCGTGCGGCAATTGAACGCGTCGTTCGATGTCGACTCTGGCCTGAACAGACGTTGCCAGTTCTTCGTGTCGATGATCGACGATTCCGTCAGCGGACTGACGCCACAGCTTGAATTGAGCGACGTGGCTGATGTGCTGAGGGGGTCGTTCGAGGTTGACGACGACTTCGCTGCGCAGTTCAACATCATCCCGTATCGCCTGCGCCGCGAATACGTCTCAGGCGCGGACCCGGAGTGGCGTCTCTCCGCCGAGGCTCGGTCAGGGGAGTCGATCGCGAACTACGAGGGTGAGTTTTCGTTCCCCGTCATCGACATGCACATGACCCGCGATCCGGCCACGGCGGCCGACATCGCGACTCGGAAGCTTCTGCGTCACAAGGATCCGCCCCGACGCGTGAAGTTCCGACTGTCTGCCCCCGGCCTCAACCTCGAGATCGGAGACGTGCGCGCCTTGACACATTTCGGCGGGGTTGGCCCGGCAGGCTGGAGCCGTGTGCCGGTGAGAATTCACCAGCTGGCTGCCAATCTGGCCGATAATACCGTCTCTATCGAAGGCTACGATATGTCACGCCTCTTCTCGACGGTCTTCATCCTGGGCGACGAAGGCACGTTGAACCCTGCGTGGACCACGGCGACACTGCCTGAACGCGTGTATGGTTACTTGGCGGACGAGGTGACGGGTGATTTCAGCAACGGCGATCCGGGGAAGCGAGTGCGCTGATGGTTGTGTATGAGATCGCCGACGGAGCGGACGATGCCAGACGCGCCGTCCTTGAATCCCTGACGCCGATGCACCTCATTCACGGCTACCGCACGGTCGAGGAGCTCAGCGCGTTTCTGGACGCTGGCTTGGGCGACATGCGCCGCGCACAATTGAACGCCCAAATCCCAGCCGACATGCCGATCGCCTTGACTCGGGTCTGGCTGTTCTACGTGGACCGCGCGGCGGTGGACGTGTGCGCACTGCGGATGGCGCCTGGCGCCCGCTGCGAAGCGTGGGCCCAGCCGACTGGATGGACCGAATTCTACAAGCGCATCGACGAGCTTCGCGCGATGGCGCGCCGTTACGATCCGGCATTCACGCCGGTTCACGCATGAGGGCACCATGCCGCTGACCTGGAGTGTGATTTCCGCGTTCGTGCTGGACCAAGTGTTCGGCTACCAATCGGCCAACAAGTTCCGCGAGAACCTGATCATCTTGGCTGCGCGCCGTCCTGGTCGACACCTGGGTGGGTCGCGGTTCTATCCGAACAACCTTGCCATCTCGCTGCGTGGCCAGGTGCGGGCCAAGTCCTGCACGCTGGGCCCGAGCGACTGCTTCGACTACGTGGACGTCGAGATCGACGGCACGGACCAGGCTGGAATCACTTACCAAGCCGCGGTGCAGGTGCGTGTGGCAGATCCGCTGCAGAGCATCACGCCGAAGATTCGGAACGTCACGGCGGGGAGCGATGCTGGTGTCGGCGTGGCATGCACCGCCACGGCGCCAGACTATTCAGGCGCCAACCAGCAGCAAACGATCGCGTTGAACCTCGTCACGGGGTTGAACAAGTATCGGTTGCAGTTCACCCAAGGCTCGGTCAGCTACGATACGTGGATGACCGGCGAAATCGAGAGCTTCGCCACCTTATAAGGAGTAGACGATGCCAGCACGCGATTACATGGAAACGCTGATTACCGCCGGGACTGATGGCACAGCCCTGACGGCAGCAGCGAGAAACTCTGCGCTCCCAGCCGCGGCGATCGTCACGCTTCCGCCCAACTTCTTCGACTTCATTGGCAAACAGGTGCTGCTCAAGGCCAGCGGCAAGGTCAGCGTGGTCATCACCACGCCAGGCACGCTGCGGTTCGACGTGAACTTCCTCGATTCGGCCGCGGCGAACGCCATCGTGTCCGACACGGGGGCGATTCTGGGCAACATCGTGGCCAAGACGGACACGCCGTTTTATCTCGAATTGCTCTTGACCTGTCGCGCCATCGGCACCTCCGCGAACATCATGACCGGTGGCTACCTGTTCACAGCCGCGACGATCCTGACGGCGGCGATTGCGACTGGCCCTGGCCCCGGCGGCTCACTTTACCCGTGGAACGCGGCGCCCGTGGTCGGCGCGAACTTCAATTCGACGCTGGCGCAGCAAGTCGACCTCCGGTTCACGCAGACCGTGGCGACCGGTTCGCTGACCCTCCAGCAGTATTCGCTGATCAGGATGAACTGAGGCTTTCGCAGTAGTTTACGGATGTTCTCCTGTTCGCTAGGCTGGCCTGTTAGAATCATCACTCGGAGGCTGAAATGATTGAGCCACCGTCCACAAAGGAACCGATGTCCATAGAGTTCAATGTGCAGACGTTCCTGTCGGAAATGCGGAAGGAACTGCGCGAGGACCATCGTCTCTTGGTGGCCCGCGTGGACGATGGCTTCGCTGAAGTCACGGCGACCGCGCGCGCCGTCCGCGACGAGCTGGTCAACCACACATCTGAGGACTACAGGACAGCGCAGGCGCTTGATATCCGCCTTCAGCCCATCGAATCAGCCCTGAAGAACGTCAAGTGGATGACGCGCACCATCGTCGCCGCCGTTGTTCTTGGCGCGATAGATTTGCTGTTCCATTGGAAGGGCACTCCGTGACCTTCGATGGAGTGTTCGACAGATTGATCGGACATGAAGGCGGCTACGTCAACAACCCGAACGACCCAGGCGGGGAGACGAACTGGGGCATCAGCAAGCGAGCCTACCCGAACATCGACGTCAAGGCGCTCACGCGCGACGGCGCGAAAGTCATCTATCGGCGTGACTTCTGGGATCGCCTCAAGGCCGACGGGTTCCACGATGGCGTGGCCTACCAGCTCTTCGACTTCGCAGTCAATTCGGGTATCGAGACGGCCGTCCGCTACTTGCAACGCGCCGTTGGCGTGGCTGACGACGGACACTGGGGCCCCGCCAGTGCCGCCGCCGCGACGGCTTTGTCTGAGTCGGACACGATCATGCGGCTCAATGCCGAGCGTCTCGACTTCATGACCAAGCTCAAGAACTGGCCCGATGCCAGCCGTGGGTGGGTCCGTCGCATCGCTGGAAACTTGCGTTACGGCGCTGAGGACTCGTAGACTCAGCCTCATGTCTGAGCAAGACCTCATGGCGTGGTTCGCCGCGCACCCTTTCATCCGGAACGAGCTTCTGTTGATCCTTGGGGCGGTCAGCGCCATCGCCAAGAAGGACTGGGAGTCGTTCAAGAAACACCAAGCGGGAGAGCCCACGGCGACGTTCAACTGGCGAGTGGCTGGTTGGCAATACCTTCAGGGCGTGATCATCGGCGGTGTGCCACCGATTGTCGCCGAAATCTGGCACATCCTCGGAGGCGTAGCGTGAAGCGATTGATTCCTCTCCTGTTGGTGCTCAGCCTGGTCAGCGCGACTGCCTGCACGGCTGGGCGCGTCATCTCGGGCTCTGGCATCCCCGCTACGGTGAGCACTGAGGGCAAGCTGGCTATCCAGGCCCGCGCGGTGATTGCCGCGTCTGAGGGCGTCCTGGCGGCCACAGAAGCCGCCGTGAACGCGAAGCTGCTCACCCCCGCCCAGGGGCTTCCCGTCGCGCAGGCGACCCAGCAGGTCGGCAAAATGGGCGACCGGCTGGCCGTTGTGCTTCGCATCTACGAATCGGCGACTGGTGGTGCTCGCGCTCAGGCGGCCACTGAAGCCATCAAATTGTTGACCGACATGGCGGGGTCGATGACGTCCCTGCCCGATGCCGTCCGCGGCGTGGTCGCAGCGCCGCTCGCGTCCATGCTTGAGCTTGTGGCTGGCCTGAAGTCGGCCCTGTAGGAGACACATGCCTGACATCGACGCAATTCTCGGCGCAGCGTCCGCAGCTTCGCCCCTCATAGGGATGGTGCCGATCGTCGGCCAAGCCCTGCCACTGGCGCTTCAGATCATCGGGCTCTACCGCAAGACGCGCGACGGCATCGAGGCGATGAATCCTGGCACGTCCGGCATGATGACGGATGCCGAGCTCTTCGACGCACTCCAGAAGGATTCTCAAGCGCTCGAGGCGCACTCAGCCGCGCTGATCGCCAAGTGGTCTGCTTGATCCTGTAGAATCGCAGGATGCGAAAAATCCTGCTTCTACTCTTGCTACTGCCAGGGACGGCGGTTGCTCAGACGTCGTCGCCGGCACTTCCGAACAGTGTGGACGTGATGATCATTCCCGCCGTCGGCGACCCGGTCACGATACCGCCGATCGCCACCAGGAACACCGTCATCGCGGCGGCCACGAACTGCAACCTGGCCGCCTCGCCGCCAGGTGGTGCTGGCACACTGGTGAATCCTACAATCGCAGAGTTCGACGATCCCTTCACCACCGGGCGCGTGTGCCGAGTGCCGTTGCCGACTGGACTCCCGGTTGGCAATGGATATCGCGGCGTGGCGGTCATGATCGCCAACACGTGCGACGTGGGTGGTGTGCCGACGGCGAATTGCCGCAGCCCGAGGTCTGCGGTGGCCATTCCCCCTTTCAACGTGCAGCTGATCCTAACGGCCCCTGCGTCCCCGACCAATCTGGGAATCAGACCGTAAAGTTGGTCGTCGGTGACTGGACGCGCGTCGCGGCGCCGGGCAACAATGGCCGCGTCACCTACAGTCTTCTGACGAGCACGAGCGCCGTGATTGAGTTGATCGTGAAGCTCGACGGCGTTCAACAGGATCGGTTGACAGGCTCTGACCTGCGGAAAGTGGCCGGCTCATACTTCCAGCTTCCGCTCCGTCGTGGAAGCTACGCGCTCACCGTGGAAGCCAAGGATGGCATCTGCACGGACGGCTCGACTCGACCGATGACGGTGGTCGTGCAGTGATCTCGTTCGCCGCTGGTATGCTGGTGGTTGCGCTCGCGTTCTTCGTGTGGGATCGTAGATTCCGTCACCGGCGCTCGTCTGGCCCGCACGAGACGCTGATTATTCACATCGGGCCAGTTTCAGAACAGGAGCGTTAGATGTTGATTCTCACAGACACGCAGAAGTGCTCGCTTGCGGTCGAGCCGCGCAACTCCAAGGGCAATCTCGCCCCCGTTGACGGTGTTCCGCAGTGGTCGTCGTCGAACCCCGCCGTGGCTGACGTGCAGCCGTCGGCGGACGGCCTCACCGCCGTGGTGGTGGCTGGCGCGACGGGCAGCACGCAGATCAGCGCGACGGTGGATGCGGACCTGGGCACCGGCGTGCGCAGCATCAACGCTGTGCTCGATGTCACGGTTGCGGCGAGCGAAGCCGTGACGCTCGGCATCTCGGCTGGCGTTCCCGAGGCTCAGTAAGACGGCATCGGGAGAGGCTGCATCCGGCAGAAGGGGGCCAAGCGGCCCGCTGGGACTGCCGGGCCCCATGCAGTCTCTCTCGTGCTAAGCTGGCGACTTTGGTGACGGAGGAGGAAACGACGATGGAAGATACGCTTCAAGGATTGTCCTATCTGCCGGATGTGTCCGGTCGCCGCTTTGGCACGGTCGACTTCGGCTATGACCGCATCAACAAACTCCGCGAGGAATACACCGCGCTCCTGGCGCTGGCGTCGTTGGTGTTGGGCGCACCGCCCGAGTCGTTGACGGCCGTCCAGATCGCCAACTGCATCGGACTCCTGCAGTCCGGCGCCCTTGTGATTTCCCGCCCGTAAAAGAATTCCAGAATTCTTCCGTGCGCCTTGACTTCTGCCAGGATTGATAGTATCATCGTCCTAGATGAAGCACGTCCAATGACGGACGGCTAGGAGGTGCCACATGGGAAAGCGCAGCGAGGTTTGCGCCTGCGGCGTGAAGGTCAAGGTTCATGCGCGTCGCAGCCGCCGGAATCAGCTCCCCGGCGTGAAGACCGATCGGTTCGGCGTTCCCCGTCCTGGTGCTGGTCGCCGCGTGAAGAAGGAGGTCGCTCGTGGCTGACGACATGTCGGCGCGGCTCCTGGCCGCCGTTCACAAGCTGGAGGAGATCGCCCAGTCTCCGTCAGACCCGTTTCTTGACGCCGCCTTCAGGGAAGAGGCGACGCGCGTCCTGGCTCCGTTCTTCCATGTCGAACTCGATGCCGCCACTGGCGAGTGGGGCACGCGGATGGACGTCGAATTCCAGAAAGCCTATGAACAGCAGGTTATCTACCCGGAATTGCTCAAGACCTTCTCGTCGAAGGTGAAGCATTGAGAGTCGGGTTCACGGGCACACGCGCGGGCATGTCGTCGAAGCAACTCGATGCGTTCGCCGCCGTCTTGAAAACCTATGCGATTGACGAATTCCACCACGGAGGCGCGCGTGGCGCTGACACCGAGGCGGATGCGGCCGTGAAGCTGATCGCCCCGCTTGCCGCTGTTCACGTGCTCAGGCCCAAGGGCCGCGGCGACGAGTTGGCTCGGAATCGCGTAATCGTGTCGCGCGTCGATGTGCTGATCGCGGCGCCACTTCAGGACGAGGAAATCACGCGAAGTGGCACGTGGGCCACGATTCGCTACGCACGGGCGGCTGGAAAGCCCGTGATTCAGTTGCCGCGATGACGATTCTGCCGACACATACGTGCTTCGACGACGCTATGGAGGTCGTCAACTTGCTGCTGAAGGAGGGCGACGCCGGTCGTATCGACAAGGCCAGGCTGGTGCATGGGATCTGCCTCGCGCCAGACGGCCCACTGGCCGGCACGCCGTTCGCGCACGCTTGGGTAGAAGACGGCACCGCGTGTATCCAAGCCGGCATGCTGAACGGCGAAAAGGTGTTCTTCGGCGTTGAGCGGGAAGAGTATTTGCGCTCCATGCGCGTGCAGGCGAGCACGTCGTATACGCTCTTGGAGGCGTGCGTGCAGAACCTCGCGAGTTTCCACTTTGGGCCGTGGGAACCTGCATATCTGGCCATCATTCGTCCAGGCGATCGGACGATTTTCTCGGAGGACGACCATGGGCGCGACGGCGGGAGCGAACAAGGACCGGAAGCTGCTTCTTGAGAAGCGGCGCCTGATTCGGTGCGGCCACTGCCGTTACCATCGGGTCGAGAACCAGGGTCGACAGGCCAGGCCGGATCGCTACAAGGACCGGAGGCGCACGTGAGGTTGCGCTACTGCACGAACTGCGGCGCAGACACGCGGTGGCCTCGGTGGTGCGGTGACTGTTGGCGCATGGTGTGGAAAACCGTGCTGGTGCAACTGGTGGCCGCAGCGGTCACGTGGTTGGTTGGTCGCTGATTCTGAATAATTATTCACGAATTCGCGTCTGCTGCCGTTGACTTCCGGCAGCGTTGATAGTATCATTTGGTGGTAGAGGAGACACACATGAAGCGACGTTCGATTGTGGAATTCGAGAAGACCCTGCTCGCATCTATCGTGGAAGAGAAGGCCACTCTCGCGGCGATGAACGACAATGCTGCGGTGGCGCAGCGAGCGATTTCTGATCAGTCTGTGCGCGTAGCCACTCTCGAAGGCGTGGCGTTGCAGCTGTCGAAGACGGAACCCACGGAAGAGGCCGCCGAGATCGCGCAGACCGAGTAAGGTTCGTTCACCCGGCGGCTGATTGACGGCCGCCAAGACAGAGGAGATGACGACGATGGCGAAGAAGATCCCTCCCGTGCCTGACGACGTGACCGTCATTGCACCCGTGCCCACCGAGAAGCCGACCGCGGCTGAGAGCGCGCTTCTCCAGGCGTTCAAGGCTGCGCGCCGCGTCTCGACGCCGATCGTGGCGATCGAGACTCCTGACGCGGCGGCCACAATCGCCATGATTCGGAAGGTGCTGAACGACAAGGCACCGACGCTCTCGTGGGATTGTGCGCGCGGCCTGAAGGGCCTCAACGATCTCGGCAAGCAGGCGATGGCCAACCTCGGTATCGACCCGCAGCTCACCGTGAACGCCACGGAGACGTTGCTGGCGTGCGAGAACCTGCCCGAATTGTCGGTGGTGTTCATGCACAACTTCCACCGTCAGGTGAACGAGGCGTCAGTTATCCAGGCGCTCTGGAACCTGCGCGACGTGTTCAAGGTCAACAAGCGGATGATCGTGCCGTTGGGCTCGAGCTTCCAGATGCCGCCGGAACTGGCCGGCGACGTCATCACCCTCGACGAACCGCTTCCGACCCGCGAGGAGCTGTCGGCGACGCTCGACCAGCAGCACAAGAACGCGGAGCTGCCGTTGCCGTCCGAGGAAGTCAGGGAAGCAGCGTTGGACGCCCTTGTGGGGTTGTCGAGCTTCACGGCGGAGCAGGTGGCGGCGATGTCGCTCACGAAGCAGGGCGTCAACGTCGCAAAGCTGTGGGAGCGCAAGGTCAAGGCCATCCAGAACACCGACGGCCTGCGCGTGTGGCAGGGACGCCCCGGCGACACGACGATGGACGAGCTGCGCGGCATCGACAACGTGGTCGAGTTCATGCGGAAGTTGGTGCACGCCGACGCGTTCGGCGCCATCGTCTTCATCGACGAGATGGACAAGGCGTTCGCGGGTGGCATGTCCGAGCACACCGGTGACTCGGGCGTCAGCAAGGATCAGGTCGGCACGGTGCTGAGCTACATCGAGGACACGGGCTCACTCGGCGTGTTGCTGGCCGGCGTGGCTGGCACGGGCAAGACCCAGCTGGCGAAGGCCACTGGCGTGGAAGCGGGCAAGCCGGTCATCGTGTTCGACCTCGGCGGGATGAAGGGCGGCACGGTTGGCCAGTCGGAGCGCACGATTCGCGCCGCGCTCAAGGTGGTGACGGCCACGGCGGAGGGCCGCGTGCTGTTCATCGGAACGGCGAACCGGACCACGCTGTTCACGCCAGAGCTCAACCGACGGTTCCCCGACCAGTTCTTCTACGACACGCCAGACGACGCCGGTCGCTCGGCAATCTGGCCTGTCTACGCGGCGAAGAACGGACTGACGGCCTCGCAGGCGCACGTGCCGCAGGGCTTCGACGCTGGGTGGACTGGCGCGGAAATCAAGCGCGCCTGTGAGCGGGCGGCCTTGTTCGGCTGCACGGTGGTCGAGGCGGCGCGGTTCATCATCCCGTCCAGCGTGAGCGGCAAGCGCCAGATCGAGGCGCTCCGGCACGAAGCGGCTGGTCGGTTCCTGTCCGCCAGCTACGACGGGTTCTACCAGGTGCCGCAGGCGCCACAGGTGCCCGTCCAGCAGCGGTCGATTGAGGTGCAGTGATGGCAGCCGCACAAGCCGGTTGGACCGACTACGCCATCCTGCAGGCGTCCTCTGGCAACGGGAAGCAGTGGAAGGTGCAGGTCAACGTCGAGGGCTTGTTCCGGTGCAACTGCCCGTCGTTCATCTTCAGCAAGATGTCGCCCAAGACGTGCAAGCACTGCAAGCGCTGTGAGGAGCAGCGGCTGACGGAAACGAAGGTCAAGCCGGTGGCTCGTCCGGCAATCGCGCCCTACTGGGACGAGGCGATGGGCTTCCTCGATAAGATGCTGACGCAGGCCAGCGCGTCCGTGACGGCCGCACAGAAGAAGGTCATGTGCGACGTCCTGGCGACCAAGCTGGCGCTGTTCAGGCCCATGGCGGCAGCGGTGGAAGTCACCGAGGTCGTGGGCATCCGGCGGATCACGTTCGACGACTGATCGTAAATCACCCGGCATGCGCCGGGTTCACCAAGGAGCAGGCAGATGGCGAGTCTCAACAAGGTTCAATTGATTGGCAATCTCGGGCGCGACGCAGAGCTGAAGTATCTCGCGTCCGGGGCAGCGGTGGCGACCATCAACATGGCGACCACGGAATACTGGAACGACAAGGCTGGCCAGAAGCAGGAGAAGACCGAGTGGCACCGGGTCGTCATTTGGGGCAAGACCGCGGAGGGCCTGGCCGAGTATCTCGTGAAGGGCAAGCAGATCTACGTCGAGGGCCGGCTGCAGACCCGGCAGTGGGACGACAAGGACGGCAACAAGCGCTACACGACCGAGATCCGTGGCGATCGGGTCATCCTGCTCGGTGGTGGCAAGGGCGGCGCGGCGCACCCGGCGGCTTCCGGTGAGGAGCCAACCGGCCAGATGCCGGACGACGACATCCCGTTCTAGGTCGATACCGCCGGCGGTATGAACACGTTCCACGTGGAACACTCTGGGAGACGACATGCTGCACTACAAGCTCGACACTGACGGACAGCCTGTCGCCTGCGATCTCTTGGAGTGGGCCACGTGGTTCGAGGGCGCCGGCGCCTCACGTATCGTCGCCCAGGACATGGTCGGTGACGTGCAGGTGAGCACGGTCTTCCTCGCGCTGGACCACGACTGGTCTGGCGCGGGGCCTCCCGTGCTCTGGGAGACGATGATCTTCGGCGGACGACACTCGGACTACCAGCGCCGCTACTCGTCGCGTGAGGCGGCCGTGGCGGGCCATGTTGAGGCGCTGGCGCTGGCGTCTGTGACACGGAACATCGAGTTGGAGGACTGATGAAACGGATCACGGTGACGTGGCAGGAGACGACCACCTACGCGGTGTCGATTGTCGTGCCGGACGACTACCCGGAGACACTCGAAGAGTTCGCCTCGCCTGAGTGGAGCGCCTACCCACCGAGCGGTGATGGCGAGGAAGACTGGTGGGCCCGCGTCGAGGAGCAGTCACCTGATTGGATCCGGACTGGGTGCATTGAAGTGACCGACCGCACGCTCACGGACCTTGAGCTCGACACGGGGCCGGAGTCCGACCACAACCCCGCCGAGCCTCCGCTCTGATTCCGAGGTGACTCATGACTGTTGTCGACAACGTCGTTGCAGCCTACAGACTCGCGCTGACCGTGGCCTCCTCGCGTGAGGACGTGACGAACATCATCGCCGAATTGACCCAGAGCATCCGCGCGCTCGACGTCGTGCGCCTCGAAGGGATCGAACAGCGTCGGAAGATGGGCACGCCCGCGTGAAATTATTCGGAGCCGCCTTGGTTGCCGCCCCGTTGCTTCTTCTCACGGCCTAGTGCGCGAGTCGGGATGGCGCGTGGCGATGGCCACGTGGTTGATCGTGTCCGCCGTGGTCGCGTCGATCTCTGTCGGCGCCTGGCTCCTCGCGCACTGAAATTAGTTAAAGATTTCGGGCGTGAGGGTGTTGACTCCTGCCGCGATTGATAGTATCATTGTCTTATGTTGATGGAGACGATGATGGAGACAAACATGACCACTTGGGAATTCCCGAGCACCACGACAAGCGAGATTCACACCGTCACCCTGGTCGACCCGCGCACGAAGTTTCTGACGTGCACCTGCACTGGTTTCAAGTATCGCCGCGACTGCTGGCACACCAAGGCGGTCGCCGAAAAGATTTCCCCGGCGGTGGCACCGGCTGACAACAAATTTCTTCGAGCCGCGCTCGACTATCACAAGATGGGCTACCACGTGATTCCGGTCGAGCCGAACGGCAAGCGGCCACTCGTGCAGTGGAAAGATTTCATGACCGTCAAGCCGACGCTGGGCCAGATCAAGACCTGGTGGATGCGCACCCCGAACGCCAACGTGGCGATTGTGCTCGGCCAGAACCGGTTTGCGGTGGACCTGGACGGCGGCGCCGAAGCCGAAAAATTATTGGCGGACGCGGGCATCGAGCTTCCCGCCGACGCGCCCCGCAGCAAGACAGGCGGCGGCAATCACGTGTTCCTGTCCGCGCCCACGCCGCAACCTGACCGAATCGGTCTGCTGAAGGCGGCCGAGCCGCTGGCCGGCGCACTGCCCACGCCGAAGGGCAAGCTGCGCCACGCGCAAATCGACATCCGCGGCCTCGGAATAATTATCGCGGCCCCGTCCGTGCACCCGAGCGGTGCCGTCTACACGTGGCTGTCGCCGCTGACGGCCACGCCGCCGATGGCGTCGGACGCGCTGCTGGAGCTCATCGCCTACGTGCCTCCGCCGCCACCGAAGAAGCCGCGGGCGCCGCGCAAGGCAAAGGTCGTGGTGTCATGAAGAAAATAATTCTCCTGGCCACCTTCTGCTGGCTCGTGCTGCTGCTCGGTCAATACGCGGGGCAGCACGGATGGTAGTCGCGACCTACCCGTCGTCGACTGAGCCTGGCGTCACACACACCGTCACGGTGAAGACGCGCCCCGGCACCAGGCAGGTGGCGTTGAAGTGCACGTGTAAAGGGTTCACGCGCGCGGCGCGCTGGCACTCCTGCTGGCATGTCCGCGAGGTGGCTCAACGAAATAATTATTTGACCGTGGTCGGCGGCGAGCTGTTCGGCTACACACCGGAGGCCAAATGACCTGGGAGTTTGCGTCGAAGTCTAGCAGTGCTGTTCACACCGTGACGCTCCACCCCTCTGGCGAACTCGTGTGCACGTGCAGCGGCTGGCGTTTCAAGAAGCCTGGCAAGCCACGTGAGTGCACGCACATGACGGGGCTCATCAAAAAGAATTCGTGGTCACGGGACGTGAAGGGCGACCTCGTGATCATCAAAGAATCCGTCGAAAATAGTCCGAATTCGGTCGTGCCTCTCTTGACTCCGCCTGTCGATGATAGTATCATTGTTCTTGTAGGAGGGACACCAACAATGAACACAACGATGACCACCCCCACTCAGACGGCCCCGGACGCGCAGCTTGCGGTGGGCATGACCACCCCGGTGAGCGGTGCGGCGTTCAACGAAAAATATGGCGACGGCACCTGGTCGATGGACGAGAAGCTCGACGGCCACCGGTGCTTGGTCGTGAAGCGCGGCGAGGACATCAAGTGCTGGTCACGCGGCGGCGCCGGTCGTGCCAGCCTCGAAAAGAAAGTGACCCCAGCCATCCTGTCCGCCATCGCGCAGATGCCCGACGGCATCTACGACGGCGAGCTGATGATTCCCGGCGGCAACTCATGGAACGTGGTGGACCTGGCCAGGCAGCACGAGCTGGTGGTCATCCTGTTCGACGTGCAGGAGATTCTGGGCCAGAACGTGTGCAAGGAACCACAGTCCATGCGGCGCGACCTGCTCGCGCAGGCGGTGGCGCACGTGAAGACGGACGCGGTGCGGTTGGTGGCCAGCTTCACGCCGGAGTGGGCGGTCATCGAAAAGATTTGGGCCGAGGGTGGCGAGGGCGTCATCGTCAAAAAGAATTCTGCCCCCTACCGCCCCGGCTACCGGTCGGATGCGTGGGTCAAGGTGAAGCAGCTGATGTCGGTGGTCGGCGTCATTACCGGGTTCAAGGCTGGCTCGTTCGGTCCCCACTCAGTAACCTGCGTGACCCTGGACAGCGGCGTCAAAACCCAGGTCAAGACACTGGACACCGTGACGCTGGCGGCGATCGAAAAAAATCCCGAATCTTTCCTCGGCCACCGACTGGTGATTCAGTGCCAGCAGGTGGTGGCGTCGAGCGGCTGCCCGCGTCATCCGATGTGGGACCACATGGCGGGAGACACGGAATGAAAAATAAATTCCGCGCACTGCTCGCCCACTTGCGGCATCGCCTGTTTCACGGTGAGCACCATCACCTGCAGGAGCACGGCGACCGCGAAATATTTCTTCGATGCTCACTGTGTGGGCTTCGATCGCCAGGCGTGCTCCTGGGGCCAGGGCCTCGTCCGGCGCTGGCTGGCGACCCCGTCCGTGCCAAGGCTCTTGTCGCCTCTGTCTCGCGCATCGTGCCACCGCTCGTGGCCGCGCCAGTGACAGCAGACGAGATTCGGTGGTTGGTCCACGAAGACGAAGACGACTTTCCTTCGATGCGACAGGTTCATTAGGAGACGACGATGAAGGTATCAGAGGTCGGCTTGCTCGACGAATGCTTCACGCACATCGCGGAAGACGGAAAGCAGACCAGCTACGCGGTCACCAAGCTGGTTGAGTATCTGGCCGCCCACAATTGGGAGAAGGTGGTGGTGCCCGTCGAGGAGTTCCACGCGGCCTACTGTGTCAACAACCGCGGTGTCGAGCCTGACCGCATCGCTCGCCTGCTTCAGTGCGTGCCGGCGTTGGTGCGGCCGATCGTGTTCATCCACATGCCGGACAACTCGCACCTGTTGGTGGATGGCACGCACCGCTACGTGGCGCTCTTCGGGCTGAATCGAACGGAAATCTTCGCGCACATGGTGCCGTGGGACATCGCTAAGGACTTCATCCTCGAGGACATTCCCAACACGACACCCGAGCGGTTGATGCAGCACTCGCACCTCTCGCAACTTCGCGAGCTTCTCGGGATCGATCGGTAGATGCCCACGCTGGTCATCACGATGGCAAATGGGTCCGTCCAGCGGCACAAGGGATGGACGCTGGAAATGGCCGAGCGGCTCAAGGCATCCTGGGCGCAGATCACCCCTCCACCGGTCTTCACGATCGCGTGGGAGGACATAGGAGACGACGATGGCGGTTACAAAAGCGGCAAAGCTCGACGACCTCAATCTCGGTGATTTCGTCTATGACATGCACGACGGTTTGCGCCCGTTGCGCGAGCGCTTCGGCATCATCTCCATGGTGCAGTGGCACCACTCCAGCGAAAACGTCCAGCCGTTCGTCGGGCCCAAAGGGTGGAAGTTTCCGAACAAGGAGCTGCGCGTGATCGGCTTCACGGATGAAGGCCACGCCGTGTGTGGCTTCACCTACGACGGTATCCGCAGCGGCATTCTGGTGCTGTCGGACTTGGTCACTGGCCCAGACCCGAGGGATTGAGCATGTCAAGGTTCGTGGGAGTTGTGATCGGTGCGTGTTTCGTCGTGGGCTGCCTCGCGCTGGCGATCGCCTTCGCCGCGTGGTCCGTCCATCTGGCGTGGAGCCAATTTCAATGACCTTCCAGGTCTGGCATCGTCGCCTTCCCACGTTCATGGAGAGCCGGCCGGAGGAACTTGTCGCCTTCCCGCAAGGGTGGCAGCACGTTGCTGACGTGGACGTGGACGCATTGAACCAGGTCTTCGAGCGGACCAATAGCATCGACGCGCTGTGGACCGACAACCTGGAAGTGACGCTCCGCGTGGCTCCACCGCTTCGGTCGACGTCAGTCGGGGACGTGATCGTCGCGCCCAATGCGGTCGGCCTGAACGGACAGCCTGCCAGGCTTGAAATCGCGATGCTCGGTTACAAGGAGTTCTGAGATGGTCAAGAACAGGAAGCGGGCCTACGCCGGCGTGCTGGACATTCCCGAGGGCGAGCAGAACGGCATCCGGATTCGCCACAAGCATCAACCGCCTGGCACTACGCTCCAGTCAGGCAACTTCCGCACGGCGTTGTTCGGCCAGAAATCGGAGAGCGTCACGTTCAAGGCCGCGACTATCTGGCACGAGCTGTCCGAGAAGGGCCAGGGCGTGTGGATGACGGACCTCCCGATCGAGCAGCGCCAGATGGACGAGCTCATCACCAAGGCCCGCGGACGGGTGCTGGTGGGCGGGCTTGGGCTGGGTTACGCGGTGGTGGCGTTGTCGGCGATGCGCTCTGTTGAGGAAATCGTCGTGGTCGAGCGCAACCCTGACATCGTGGCGCTCGTGTGGGCGGCGACGGTCGCCAAGTGCCGCAAGGGCGTCCCCGTTTCCGTGGTGACCGAAGACTTGTTCGACTACTTGCTGTGGGCGACAGCCAAGCAGGAGAGGTTCGATTGGGGCCTCTTCGACATCTGGCAGGGCGACGGTGAAACGACCTTTCACCAGACCGTCGTGCCGCTGCGCGCCGCCGCCGCGCGTGTCGTTCGCGAGCTGGAGTGCTGGAACGAAGACGTCATGCGCGGCCAGCTGATGATGGGCCTCCGGACGCGCCTGATGTTCCTGGGCGCAGCGGAAACGGCGAGTGTCGTGGGGTCTGATCTGACGAAGGGCATGCCGACCCTCGAGTTCCTGTGCGAGCCGCACCAATCCATCTACACCGACTGGTCGGTGGCGTTCTGGCGCTGGTATCGCGAAAACGCTGGTGCCGCCAACATCGACGTGATGCTGGCACTTTACGCGTCCAGCTACGGTCGCCCAGAACGGGCAGCAACGCTAGCGCGATTCGAGGCACGCCATGAGCTTCAAGCTCGGTGAGTTGCTCGGATCGGAAGAGATTCACGTGCGCCTGGAGTGTGCGACTGGGAAGGCTCCCTTCGATAGTCGACAGGACGCCAACCGCGCCCTCAAGCGATTGCCTCGGTCTGGGCCCACGCGGATGACGGTGTTCCGATGCGGCTATTGCGAGAAGTATCACCTCGGCCACCGTCGAGGAGCAGTTCTGTGAGTAAACGATGCCCACGATGCGAGTCGCCGGACCCGGCACGGCATCCCGCCATGCAGTTCGAGGGGGAAGTGCAAATCTGTGAGCACCCTTGGCACGGCATACCAATCGACACGAGCACGAAGCGATTGGGAGCCCAGGCCAGAGCGGCCGAGGAGGGGAAGTGAGGGGACCAACTCCTCGGCGTCTTGGGCGCCACAATCCCCGGCGCACGATACTGTTGCGACATCGACTCACGACATCCCTGTGGGGTCTTGGCCGCGAGCGAGGAGGAGAACGATGAGTGCCAAGAGAAAGGTTCAGATTCCGTCCATTGGCGACCTGTTGGTGCTCGCCGCACCGTGGCAATTCCACGTGGTGAATGAGCATCGGAACGCCACGCTTGTCGCTCACATGGGGAAAACAGTGCCAGGCCGGTCCTATTACCCGCTGGGCGTCACCCAAGCCGCGTCATGGCACCCGTTGCCTTCGACGCTCTGGTGCACGATCCCCTCCGGCGCCGTGCTCCGCGTCTCGCGTATCTACATCCGCGCTGGTGCGGCCGCCTACGACTCAGTGACGTTCTGGTGGAAGCCATCGCCGAAGGCGAAATCGGTTCGATTCTTCGCTCGACTGCCAGATGTGAACAAGATGTCGGTGCGCTCTGATGCCTGGACCGCCCGAGACGAGGCCGACCCGGTCCTTGGTGCCCGAGCGATCGAATTGGAGGAGTGATGACATGCGTGAACTGCGGTAAGAATGAGGCGCCGCTGGTGATTTGCGACCAGTGCCGCCAGTCCTATCCCGGCGACCCGCAGGTGCTCGAAATGATGGTGCACGCGTTCCAGCTGTATCGCGTGCCTGTCCTTGAGGCGTCCCCGGCTCCGTCGTGGCCGAAGAAGGTCGATCCGCAATGAGCTTCATTCGCGTGCTCTGGGCACAGCGCGGCGGCCACATCCATTGTCGCGTGTTCGTTTCGAAGACGGAGGACGGCCCAGGCCATGCGTCCGGCAATCTCGTGTTCGACGTAGACGAGTGGCCCTGGGTGGCCCGCCGACTTGCGTATGTGGCTGGGATGGTTGTCGTTCACGAAGGAGACAACACGTGAGCTTCGTCCTGCGCGACTACCAAGAAAACGCCGTATCGCGAGGCGTGCAATTCTTGAAGTCTGGCACTGGCGGCGGCTTGGTCGTGCTGCCGACCGGTGCTGGCAAGTCGTTGGTCATCGCCGGCATCGCCAGTCGCCTGGATGGTCCGTGCCTGATTTTCCAGCCGTCGCGCGAAATCCTCCAGCAGAACGCAACGAAGTTGCTGGCGTATGGCTACGAGCCGTCCGTCTACTCCGCGTCGATGGGCGTGAAGGAGGTTGGCCACATTACGCTGGCGACCATCGGAAGCGTGAAGGCGCGACCGGACTTGTTCGACGCCTTCCCCTACATCATGGTGGATGAGGCCCACCTGGTGAATGCCAAGTCCGGCATGTATCAGGAGTTCATCGAGTCCATGGGCGACGTGCGCGTCCTGGGGTTGACGGCAACGCCGTTCCGACTGTCGACCGATGGCTACGGTGGTTCGCAGTTGAAGTTTCTGACACGCACCAGGCCGCGCTTCTTTCACACGGTCGTGGCCTATGCCCAAATCCCAGACCTGATCCAGCGCGGCTATCTGTTCAAGCCGGAATACCAGGCCGTGACTGGCTTCACGGCCTCGGCTTTGAAGCTGAACACGACAGGCGCGGACTACACGGACGATTCCGTGAAGCGCCATTTCAACCAGATCGGCTTCGCTGACCGCCTGCGCCGCATCGTCCTGCGTCTCTTGGAAGTGGGGCGCCGGAATGTGCTGGTCTTCACGCGGTTCGTAGATGAGGCCGAAGCGCTGGCGCGCACCGTGCCTGGCACGGCCGTCGTGACGGCAGCTACGAAGTCGCACGAGCGCGAGCAAATCATCGCAGACTTCAGGTCTGGCGTGATCAAGGTGGTGGCGAACGTCGGCGTGCTGGGCTTGGGCTTCGACTTCCCTGAGCTGGAGACGGTGGTGCTGGCCAGGCCGACCGTTTCGCTGGCGCTCTACTATCAGCAGGTCGGGCGCCTGCTGCGACCACACCCCGCGAAGACGTCCGCGTGGGTGGTGGACATGGTTGATCAGGTCCGTCAGTTTGGGCCGATCGAAAACTTGTGGCTTCAACCAGGCGGACCCAGTGGGATGCTCTGGGAGATGGTGACGCGCACGGATGGCGTGACGAAGCCGTTGACGAACACGTATTTCGGTGGCGATCCGACGGGACGACGAAAGAAGTGGGATCGCAAGCGGAAGTGGGGAACCAATGGACGTTGAGCAGGCAGATTCGTCGCATGAGAAATGGGCAGACACAGCCGAATTGGTGGCCGAGAACCCGGCCGCGGCCACCGCGAAGTCGTTGCGGTTGGCGTTGGCGTATCTGTCGTATCGGCGGGCGGCGCTCATCTTGAACGCGCGCCGCAAGAAGCGAGAGCCCTCCGAAAAGAAGTTGGCAGCGATCGACGCGCGGTTGCAGCACTACGCCGAATTGCTTCAGAAATAGTCAAAGAATTCGGAGACGAAGGTGTTGACTCCTGCGCCCTTTGATAGTATCATTATTCTTGTAAGGAGGGGTGGGCGGCCGGAGGGGCTGTCACCGCGCCGGGTCAGAAGAGGGCCCGAACGCTCACCCACTTTGACAACTGAATCAGTCCAACGTGACCGGGCCCGAGTGGGTCGGGTTGCAGGAGACGGCCGACATATCCGGTAGGGACGCCAGCGCCGGACACACTAAGGCCGGGAGACATCTCCCCTGTAGGAACGCTGAAGTTACGTTGGACTGATTGGGTTGTCGGGGACACACGCCGGCGCGCGCAAGGGCAAGCGATTCCGCACGGACAAGCACTTCCGGGCGTTGCCCGATACGAAGGCGCCCTGTATCGGGAAAGGCGACGGCGGCCTTGACGACCCGCACTCTGCGTCGGATGTTAGGTTCAAGTAATTGGACCCATGCACGAAAGGTCCGACGCGCACTTTGGAGGCGATGATGACGACTCAGTTCACGCTCATTCAGTTCACGCTCCTCACCAAGCAACGCCGCCGTATCGTCCGCCAGGAACCGTGCTGGCTGGCGACGGCGTCGTTCGCTGACGGGCCAGGGATGAAGGTCAAGAAGATGACCACCACGCGAGATATCCAGAAGGCGGCTCGCTTCAGTCTCGTGACTGCGCACAACATCGCGGTCCAGTTCTCACACCTGCCGGCATCGCTGGTTCGACCGGACGGGTCGGTCCTCGAGGCCGAGTCGTCTGCGGTGCAGGCGGAACAGCGTCGGCGACACGACGAGCACCACCGCCTGAAGCGGGACATGAACCGAGACTTGAACGCCCTGTTCGAGTCGGCTGCGGAGATGCTGCGATGAGCAAGACCAGCGACTGGGCCATCCGCGTGCTGAACGAGGAGCCGCCCTTGAACAAATACGAGCGCGTGGTGCGCTACGACGCGTCGATGCTCAGGATGCAACGCATCTGGGCCTACCTTCTGAAAAGAAAGATGAGGCTCTACCGATGAAGCGCACACGCGCCAGTCTGCAGTTGGCCGAACTTCGGAAGCTGCGTGAGATTGCCCACGAGTGCCTCGAAGGTCGCGCCTGCCCATTCTGCGGCGAGCCGCTGCTGACGACCACCAACATCTACGCACCTGGTGACGGGATGGCGTCCCCCATCAATGCGGACCTCACACTGCATCACCGCGACGGCAACCACGCGAACAACGCGAAGACGAACCGCGTGTGGGCACACCGGCGTTGCCACAAGTCGTTCCACATGACCGAGCGCCATTTGGCCCGAAAGAAAGCATCGAATTTAGGCAAAGAATTAGCCCACACAGCTTGACTCGCTGCCGGATTGATAGTATCATCGTTTGGTAAGGTGATGACGACCACTTCGGCAACCACGGTGACTACGAAGGAGACGACGACAATGGCCATGCGCTCAATCCTCAACTTGAACATCAGCCTCGGAATGTTCGGCTTCCCGGTCAAGGTTTACAAGGCAGTGAACGACCCCGCGGAGGGCATCTCGTTCCGCCAGGTGCACGCAGCGTGCGGCACCCCGATCAACCAGGTGAAGCGCTGCTCCTGCTGCAACGTCGACGTGACGCAGGCGGAGCTGGTCAAGGGCTACGAGCAGCCCGGTGGCCCGATGCTGATCTTCCAAGAGGACGAGATCAAGGCCCTCAAGCCCGAGGCGATGGGCACGGTCAAGGTCGACGGCTACCTCGCCGCTGACGAAATCGACCCCTGTTACCAGGACGGCCCCATCTACTACTTGTCACCTGACCGCGGCACCAACAAGAAGGGCGACTGCGACACGTTCACCACCTGGCGCGACGCGCTGGCTGGCCGGTGGGCCATCGGCAAGGTCGTCATGTATGGCCGCGAGCACGTGGTGGCGATTCGCAGCGTCGACCGCCTCTTGGCGATGCACTTCATTCGGACCCACTCGGAGATTCGCAACGTGTTCGACGTGCCGGCCTACGACACGGTGCCGGAGACGAGCAAGAGCGAATACGCCGAGCTGATGGGCCAGCTCATTCGCAAGTCCACCATCGCGTTCGACGACGTGGTGCTGGAGTCTGACGCCTACACGGACTCGGTGAAGGCGCTGATCGAGTCGCGCAAGGCAGGCCAGCCCGCTCCGGCGCAGGCTGAGTTCAAGCCCGCGTCCACCGGTGGCGACCTGCTCGCGATGCTGAAGGCGTCATTGGCGGCTCAGGCGTGATCAAGATGGTAAACCCGCAACTGGGAGCAGGTGCGCCCTGTTCCCCTCTCTCTCTGGAGGAGGACCATGTCAGAACCGATCGGGATTGCACCGAAACGAAAGTTCACTGTCAACCAGTTCGATCTCGCGAATGCAATTCCTAACTGCCCGGCGCACTGCGCCATTGCGCTCGCTATTGAGCGGACCTATGGCGCAACGAATGTGAGGGTCGGTAGCACCAGGGACGGCCGGATCGCTTTCACCATCGGAAACAAGCGTTACGTTTACCCGGGCATTCCCCGTGCGGCGATCGAGTGTCAGTATCTCGTTGACGCCGGACAGGCCAACCGCGTAGCTCCATTTACCGTGAATCTTGAGCACGGCTTCGTTCACAAAGTTGGGCAAAGCCCCTCCAGCAACCCAAAGCGGAAGCGCCGTGGTCACTGGCAGCGGAAGGCGTCGCGGAGCCCGCGTGGCGTGCCCTACTCTCGGACGCTAAGGCGCGAGCTCGAACAGCGACAACTCGAGGCTCTTTCCACTGGGACACACGTCAGATGATCATCAAAATCATTCCGTCCGACGGGAAGCCCCCGACCAAGGTGGCCGACGCCGAGCTGCACTTCCGTGTCGAGGATGGCGTGCTGTCCGGCCTGAAGCTGATTGGATTCGGGGTCTGGCGCCGCGGCAACGGCGAGCACACCGTCACCTTTCCCGCGCGGCAGTATTCCGTCAACGGGGAGCGCCGGAGCTTCGCGCTCCTGCGTCCGATCGAGCATGTCGGCGCACAGAACACCATCCGCGACGCCATCCTCATGGCCTACGCAGAATCCGAAGGGAGCGTGAAATGAGTCACTTTTCCGTGTTGGTCATCGGCGAGGACCACGAGGCGCAGCTCGCGCCGTTCCACGAGTTCGAGTGCACGGGACGCGTCGACGAATACGTGCAGACCGTGGACAAGACCGAGGAAGCGCGAGCGACCTACGTCAAGGACACCACGCGCATGCTGAAACTCGTGGACGGCACGCTCGTGAGTCCCTACGTCGGAGGGAACTACAACCCAGGCTACCTGCGTCCGCCGACCATCGAGGAGCGCGAGGCCATCCAGAAGGCTGGCCCTCTTGGACTCGGCGGCAAGCCTCCGTTCGAAACGGTGGGCTACGGCGACAGCGTGCGCGTCGTGCAGTTCCCGGCCGGCGCCGAAGACATCCAGGTGCCGACCGTGGATCACGAGTCGTTCGCCGAGTGGGCAGCGGGCTACTACGGGGCGCCCATCGCGCACGGCATGTCGGAGGTTGACCTCGATGACACGCACAAATACGGCTACACGCTCGTCGAGGTCGACTCGGTGCCCTCGGTGCAGGTGTTCGACCGGACCAACCCGAACCGGAAGTGGGATTGGTATTCGGTCGGCGGTCGCTGGACGGGCTACTTCAAGGTCAAGGCGGGCGCGGACGCCGCCGTTGGTGATCCCGGCATCCTGACGGAGCCGGCTGAGAAAGGGTGGGCCGACGTCTGCCTCAAGGGCGACATCGACATCGTCGGAATGCGCGCCGAAGCCATGGCCACCGCCGCCGAGAACTTCGACCGCATCCACGCCATCCTTGACGACCGACCGCTGATCGAGCCGTGGGACCACGTGCGCGTGCGCTTCACCGAGCAGGGTATCGACGCGGCTCGCAAGTTCTACAACGCCCAGGAGGGGCTCGTGGCCTTGCGTGAGGCCAAGGAGAGTGTTTGGAACATCGAGCCCTTCCTTGTGCAGCGGGACGAGTTCATCGAGACGGCGCGGCAGAACGCGCTCGTGCCGTTCGCGCTCGTGATGGACGGCCAGTGGTTCGAGTCCGGCTCGATGGGGTGGTGGGGCATGGTGTCTGACGAGAAGAACCAGGCCGAGTGGATGGCGATGGTGAACCAGCTCCTCGACGGCTTGCCGGACGGCACGCTGATCACAGCCGTGGACTGTCACATATGAGCGGCGGGGCACGCGGGCATTCGGTGGGCGGCGCCGTGCGAGGGTATCGAATCTTCGAGTGGTCCGGGCCCGATGTGGATAACGGCAGTCGGAAGCCGTTTTCCACGGCCGCGGAGGGCTCCTTCGACAAGGAGTGGCACGCGACACTCGCTGACGCGCAGGCGTGGATCGCCGCCGCGCCAACGCTGACGAAGTTGCGAGTGGAGTTCACCGCCTACGTCGTCGCTGGCAGCGCGACAGAAGACGAGCTGGAAGAGTGGGTGCGGTTCAACCTTCACGCCACGGGGTCGCTCACGAAGAGCCCCGTTTCTGAGAAGGAGCTCGAGGCGGTCGACGTCTCCGTCGACATCGAGGACTGTCGATGATGAAGTTTCGCGTCGTGGCGCATCGCACGGCCGTCTACGAAGTCGAGGCCGAAACGAGCGAAGAGGCCATCGACCTCATGATCGGCGGCGCAGGTGACGAAGTGGATGGGTCCACCGAGGACATCAAAGCGATACCGATCTGCGGCAACTGCGACGCTGACCTCGTAGACGGTCGGTGTCCACAGTGTGGAGACAAGGATGGCTGATTTCACGGGCACGCTCCTCTCGACCGGCTTCCGCGCGAAGGACAACTCGGCCTTCTTGACCGACCCGGAGGCGCAGCGCGCCATGGACCACATCGTGAAGGGCGAGGGCGGGTTCTTCGACTGCCACGATGGGTGGTGGGCGTTCGGGTGGTATGGCCAGTATCCGGGGTCCGTCCTGCAGTTGACCTGCCAAACCTGCGACGGCGAAGGCGCCACGTGCTCAGAGTGTGACGGCGAGGGAAACGTCGAGGTTGACCTGACCGACATCGTGCAGCGCCACATCCACGATGACGACATTTGCGCGATCGCCGTCAGCGGCAACGAGAAGCTCCGCTACAACGGTGGCACCACGGCCTACGTGTCGACCAAGGGCACCGTCTACGTCGATGGTGGCGCCGAGTGGGGCACGCACCTCACCCGCGCGGATCTCAAGGGGATCGCGGAGAAGATGAAGAAGCTGGAGGACTTGTGACTCAACACATCGTCTTGGTGCCCATCGACGGTTCGCGCCCCTCGCAGGTCATCGCCCGAGGGTCAGGCGTTGTGTGCGAGAGAACCGCCTGGGAGGCCGGCGGGAAAGTGAAGGCTTACTACGAGGGCAATCTCTACGGGTCCGAGAACATGGTGCGCTTCGAGGACCGCGTGCTTCACGCCTCTGGGCGACTGGCGCGGCACTATCCGACGGTGGCGTTCGGCGTGTGGGACAGTTCGGACTTCGTCGCGGCTGGCACGTTCGACTTCTCCGATGACTTCAAGCAGCGGCACCTGGAAATCACGGACGTGTTCGCGCTGGCGCGGTGGTCGCTGTGAAGTTCGACCCGGCCATCTTCAAGCAGCGCGCGCCGTGTGCTGACTGTCCGTTCCGTCGCGAGGGTGGCGTGCGGCACAGCCTGCGGATGATGGCCAGCTACATCAGCTACTTCATCGGGCCTGTGCCCGCGACGTTCCCGTGTCACAAGTCGGTGCCCAAGTCTGACCCGAGGAACAAGTGGTCGGCGTGGCAGGACGGTCAAGTGATCTGCGCGGGTGGGCTGATCTTCGCGCTCAAGCAGCAGCACTGCAACAAGCTCATGACGGCGGGCTTGATGAGTGGGGCCTACGACCCGGCGCAGCACCTGGAGGTGGACGCCGTATTCAACACGCCGGCTGAGATGCTGGCGTCAGCGGAGGGTGACGATGCGGACAAGGGATGACAAGACCATGGCGGCGCTGATTCCGCGCCGGCTCTACATCATTCGGTCGAGGAATCTGCTGGCCGGCGTGTGGAATCCGGAGCTTCGCGGGTTCATGGGCGTGCGGACCAAGTTCGACCACCGCTTCCTGGCAGTCGAAAACCACACTGAGACAGGCCCGCCCTTTGGCACCGCGTGGGAGCTGGAAGACACGGGGATCGACCTGCCGCCAGACATCGGCATGCACCAGAGCGAGCCGACGGCCTGCGAGCACTGCCGTCAGCCTGTGCGGTGGTCAGGTCCGCCCGCGCCTGCGCCATGGGTCCACGAGGAGCCTGCCTACGATGTCGGTTGCACGGCCTCGCCGCAGTCGAGACAGAACGAGCCGCTCTACCAGTGGCTGGAAGCTCAAGAGGCCGCACTTGGCGAGGAGCGCCTCGAGAATCCGAAGAGGAACGTATGAGGTTGCCTGACGCCATCGAGCGCGACCTCCAGGCCATCGAGGCCGAGTATTTCTCACGCGGTGGACAGCAGGCGGGGACGCCACGGTTGCGCGCCCTTCGCGCGTCTCTTCAGATTGCGTTCCAGCAATTGCACTACCAGTATGGATTCGTTCCGACGGCCGTGCTGTCCGGGTCCGAGGCGCGGCTGGTGCTGGAGGCCATCGACAGCCATCTCTACTGGCAGTTGGCCGAGTCGAACAACCGGAACAATGGGGACGTGATCGCGGACACGGAGGAGATGCGGCCCTTCCGCGAGCTGGAAGCCAGGCTTGAGAACAATCTTCGCGGGTTCGACGCCGTAAAGATTCCCAAATAAATAGTCCACAGGGCTTGACTCGCTGCCCGATTGATAGTATCATTCTCTTATGGTCAACAGCACACGTAAGCTCTCATTGGTTAGCAGGCGCATCCTGGGCATTCGCGAGGACGAGCTCGCGCCCGAGGTGCCACCTGCGCAGTGGGGTGTGCGGATGAACAACGTCCCGGTCTTCATGGGGCCGAACCTGCACTGGGTGGATGTCACTCGCGCATTTCGGTTCGACTCCCCCGAGCTTGCCCAGTCCTACGCGGACAACATGGGTTACTCGGACGTCGTCACAGTGGAGGCGTTGTGAGCGAGCACACCTTCCGCATCGAGGACGGGCACTTGCGCTTCGTCTACGACGACGCGGTGGCGGAGCTACTCGACGAGGGCACGGTGGCGGTCTGCCGTGTCAGCCACGTGGAGCCAGCAGAGGGCGGCGGATGGACGGCCGACATGAGTCCGGTGGATGGTCCCGTGTTGGGGCCGTTCCAATTGAGGCAGCAGGCGCTCGACGCCGAGCGTGCCTGGTTAACGAAAGAGAGGGGATTGTGAGTCACGTAGCAGACGTCGATATCAAGTTCCGCGACTTGGCCGCCTGCGCAGCCGCAGCGAAGGCCCTGGGCGGGGAGTTCATGGAGGGCCAGCGGACGCACAAGTGGTATGGCCGGTTCATGAACGACTGGAACTCGCAGGACGCCGCGGCGAAGCGGCGCGACCCGAAGACCTTCGGGAAGTGCGACCACGCCATTCGGTTCCCCGGCGTGGACTACGAGATTGGGCTCTGCAAGGAGCCCGATGGCACCTTCACCGCCGTCTACGATTCGTGGGGCAGCGGTCAGGGCATCGTCAAGGCGTGCGGCGGCCTGAAGCTGCCGTTCCTGGCGAACGAATACGCGGCGGCGGTCACGACGCGGATGCTGGCTCGGAAGGGGTTCCGGGTCACGCGCACGGTCGACAAGCAGGGCGCAATTGTCCTGAAGGCGGTGAACTGATGGCGTCTCTCACGGTGCGGATTGTCGACGGCGAGGCGGTGGTTACCGCGGACGGATCGCCGACGTCCTGCAAGGCGGCTCACGACGTGGAGGCGGCGCTCGGGAAGGTCACGAAGTCTGTGGCCACGGGCACCAAGGCCGAGACGACCAAGCTGGTGCAGAAGTGAACCGGGGCCCCGAGCCGGCTTCGAATGTCGTGCTGATGTGCGCGGAGCACGCGTCGAAGCCGGACCCCAAGTGGCATGGATGGCCCTTGGCGAAATACGTGGGACTCCACGTCAAGCGGTCCTTCCCGATCGCTGGGCGCGTCGGGAACGAGCACATGTGGGTGCGCGTCAAGTTCGTAACGCCCATAGGGCAGCTGACGGGCGTCCTCGACAATGATCCGCAGTTCGACGTCGGCGTGATGTGCGGCGACATGGTCACCTTCGACGTGACCGACATCGAAGACGTGATAGTATCAAAGGAAGGGTGACGACGATGACGGCGACGACGATTTCATCCGGCGAACTAGTTGCGGCCAAGACCATCTGCCTCGCGCTCAAAGTGGGCAGCTTCGGCAACACGAAGCAAGCCTCCCTTGCGGGGGTGCAGTGGGACGTGAACCAGGGCGCCGCGGACGATGACCCCAGCTCCCACCAGCCAGACAAGACGCTGCTGCGGCTGTCGAAGACCCTGCTCGATTCGCCAGAACTGACGGCGGTCAAGAAGGCCGACCGCGAGCTGGCCGTGGCCATTCGCACCATGGCGTTCTCGTCGCTGTTCAAGGGTGGCGTCTACATGCTGCCGTTGGCGATGGTGCCCACCGCAGAGGAGTTGCTGAAGGGTGCGATTGCTCGGCGCACGGTGTTGGTCGAGGCGGCCTGCGCGGCTTACCAGACCCGCATCGACGAAACGGCCGAGCGCCTGGGCGTGACGTTCAACGCGGGCGACTACCCGAGCCCAGAACGCTTCCGGGCGTGTTTCTACCTCGAATACTCCTACGTGACATTCGAGACACCGTCACGGTTGAAGGCCGTCAGCGCCGCGTTGTTCCAGGCCGAGACGGAGAAGGCTCGCGTCCGGTTGGAGTCCGTCGCCGAGGAGTGTCAGCAGACGATGCGCGCTGGGCTCCTGTCGCTGGTCGATCACCTGGCCGAACGGTTGACGCCGTCCGACGATGGCAAGGCGAAGCGCCTGTCGAACAGCACCATCGGCAACCTGAACGATTTCCTCGCGACGTTCGAGCTTCGGAACGTGACCGACGACGCCCAACTCGGCGACATCGTTGCGAAGGCTCGTCAGGTCATGCAGGGCCTGGATCACAAGTCGCTGAAGAGCGATGACCTGATTCGGCAGAAGGTCGTGGCTGAACTGTCCGCCTTGACGGCCGCACTGGACCCGCTGATTGTCGAGAAGGGCACCCGGTCCATCTCGTTCGAGGATGAGTAACGTGGCCGGGCTGGCCTGTATCGACTGCTCCATGCAGGCGTTGGCGGACGGGAAGCCCGTGCCCTATTTCTACGAGACGGCCGAAGAGCACATGGCTCGCGTGCATCCGGACCTAGAGCTGACGCGCCTCAACCGGGCAAAACTCGAGCGCCAGCTGCGCGAGAAACTGAAGTGACAGATGCCACTGCAACCAACGGCGTCGACGTGGGTCATGAAGGACCAGGACGGCGTGCCACACTTCGTGCGCGTCGTCGACATGACCGACACGCACCTCTGGCGCTGGGTCCGCTTCTTCAGGCGGAAGTGGCGAGACAAGGGGTTCAACGGATCGGACGAGGCGCTCGATCAGGCCATTCGACAGAGCATCGTCACGGCGCCGGCGATCTACGCCGAAGCCTTCAAGCGGAAGGTCGTGCCAGGTTTGGCCGACCCCGCTCCGAAGGCCCAGCCGAAAGTGCTCCAGCTGTTGTCTCTTGCTTCCTTGATCTCCGTGATGGCTCCACCCGTTGTGGCGCCCAAGAAGAAACGTCCTCGGTCGGTGGCGACGGTGGCGAAGGCGACGGTGGCGAAGGTCGAAGCTGCTCCAGGCAAACGCCGCATCACTTTAGACGAGGATTAACGATGTCGAACACCAAGAACGACGCGGCCGTGCTTCCAGGGCAAGTCTCTCTGTTCAGAGGGAAGGTCCGGGCGCCGGTCAGCATCACGTTGACGCCAGAACACCACGCGAAAGTGAACCGAAACATGCGCCGTCTCGGTGTCACGAGGGCCGACTTGATTGGCCTGCTGATTGAGAAGTATGCAGACGGCGTGAAGATCTAGGAGCTCGCTGTGAATCGAACGCGTTGGTCTGACAGAGGCGAAGGCCGTGGGTCGCAACGCGCGAGTGGATCGGCTGGGGCCCACCGCCAGACGAAGGCCCGTGCACGGGCTGACGCACAGCGAGGGCTCGGTGAGGTCTAAAGCCTTGGAGCTCCACCAGTGACCTACCCTGTCACGGGTGCGTGACAACATGTGGAGATGGAGACGACGACGATGCAATCAGAACTGATCGTAGGCGAGGAAGTTGGCTTGGTTCGGCGCCAGGCCAAGGACGTGGTGCTGATGCCGGTCATGGACGTGCCGCAAGCCCTGAAGCGGTTGGAGCAACTGCAGGAGTTCTGCGCGTCCTATCTGCAGGAGAGCAAGGACGGTGGCGGAGACGGTGGCGACTACGGCGTAATCCCAGGCGCGGGGAAGAAGAAAGTCCTCCTCAAGTCCGGAGCGGAGAAGCTCTGCGACGTCTACGGCCTGGCTGACCGCTACCGCATCCTGTCGAAGATCGAGGACTTCGAGCACGGACTGTTCGACTACACCATCGAGTGCACACTGGTGCGCAAGACCGACGAGATGTTCGTCGGGAGCGGCCTCGGGTCGTGCAGTTCCTACGAGGCCAAGTATCGCTGGCGTGATTCTCAGCGGAAGTGCCCGCAGTGCCAGGCTGAAGCCATCATCAAGGGCAAGGAAGAATTCGGCGGCGGCTTCCTCTGCTGGGCCAAGAAGGGCGGTTGCGGCGCGAAGTTCTCCGCGACGGACCCGGCAATCATCGACCAGAAGGTGGGACGCACCGAGAACCCTGACCTGAACGACTCCAAGAACACCGTCCTGAAGATCGCCAAGAAGCGCTCCAAGATCGACGCGGTCATCGGCGTGACGCAGTCGTCTGGTATCTTCACGCAAGACCTTGAGGAACACGAATACGTGGCCCCTCCGGTCGAGCCCGCCGCCGCGGTTCCGGCGGCGACGCCGGATTCCTCGGCCGGTCGCCAGGCTGGCGAGACGCACGCCGAGAAGATTGCGCGCGTGAAGGCAGAGGCCGAGGCTGCGAAGTCCGCTGCGCCGGTTCATGCTCCCGCTCCCGCTCCGGTCGAGCCTGCTGCCAAGCCTGCTGCCGCCAAGCCGACCGTGGAGGCATCCGCTGATGGGTCGACGCTCGTCACTGGCATCAACGTGCGGAATGGGCCGATGGTTGTCAAGGACGGCAAGACGGTGCCCTCGTGGGGTCCGCTCTACATCATCGCCTTCGGTTCGAAGGTGTCTGCTCCAGACGGCGTGATGGTGACAGACGCCACGACCTTCGACCAGAAGATCGCGGCCGCGGCGGAGTTGGCCCGAGACGAGAAGCGTGCTGTGACGCCGACGCTGGAGGCCGGCAAACGGAAGGGCAGCTACAACTTGGTGTCCTTGTAGGAGGCGACTGCGATGGCTTTGACGGAGACGAAGTTTCAGTTCACGGACACGATGGCGACGGGATCGTGTCTCCCAGCAGACGTGCAAGCGATGAATCGCCGCGGTAACTTTGCGGGGTTCAAGATGCCGTTCGAATTCGCTCGCCAGCTGAACCTGTTGATGGAGCCTGACCCTGAAGAATCACAGCGGGTGCGACTCGTCGACGATGCGGGTCAGCGATGGCGAGTGGTCTGCTCAGGTCCAGGCGCGGATTTCAGTCTGGAGGCGAGCGTCAACAAGGGCGCCGGCCGATCCTCGGACGATGAGCGCCTGGCGCATGACCAGTCCAGCTTGCGGGGCTACATCTTGTGCGACGTGGCGGACTGGCCAGAAGTGCACGTCGTCATCCGCAACAAGGCGCATTTGATCGGCGTGAAGCAAGTGCTCCGGAGCACGTTCATGGCCTGGTTCTATGGAACGGCGTTACCTTTCTGACGTAACATGCCGCGGTGCCTCTGGAGCGCCTCGCGGTTCGCTATCGGTCGACGTCTGGCACGCCGCTGATCTCGGTCACGCAGGTGCTGACGTTGGCCGGTCGCATCGACACGACTTGGTTCACGGAAGAGGCGGCCAAGCGCGGGCAGCTGGTGCACGACTTGACCGAGGTGTTCGACCGGGGCGACCCGTTGGATATCCCGCCAGGGCTCGAAGGCTACATGGACGCCTACGCCAGTTTCGTGGCGATCGTGCGGCCGGTCTACTCCGCCAGCGAAATCGAGGTGTGGAACGGAGCCTTGGGGCTTGGCGGACGGATCGACAGGATCTGCGCAGAGCTGTTCGGCGCGCCTGGCGTGCTCGACTTCAAGACCGGCGACCCCATGCCATGGCATGGGCAGCAGTTGGCCGCCTACAACGTCCTGCGGCCCACAGGCGCACGGTGGGCGTGCTATTTGAGCAAGACAGGCCAGTATCGGCTGAGGGCCTACAACGACCCAATTGACCACCGTCGGTTCATGTATGATCTGGCCCGCACGCGGGGCACGGTGGAGGCGGATGGGAACCATTGGGTAAGGATCGCCGCGTGATACCGCCGGCGGTATGGATACGACGGTTGCGGAGGAGACGACTATGGCGAGAACCACCAAGAGCGACGAAGTCTACGAGCCTGAACCCGCCGCGCTAGTCCGCGCGGTCGATGCCGAACTCGACATCAAACTGACCAGCCAGGCGGCGGTCGAAGTGCTCGCACAGGCTCTCCGCGGAGCCGCTTTCGAATTCGACCCCGACGACCTCGTCACGATCGCGACGGCAGAAGCCCTCAAAGTCGTGGACGCAGACGAATACGCCCAAGGCTACGAGCTGCTTCACGAGCTGGGCGCCCTCGAGACTCGTGTAACTAGCCACTACGGGCGATTCGACAAGCCGCTCAACTTCCTGATCGGCGTCGTGCGGAAGGTGAAGAGTCCGCAGGTGGCGCAAGTCACGCCTGTCAAGCAAACCCTGTCCAAGCGACTCGGCACCTGGAAGGCAGAGCAGGACGAGCGCGATCGACAGGAAGCGCGGCGTCAGCAGGAGGTTGCCGATGCCGCCGCCAGGGCTGGCCAGGAAGCGAAAGCCGCCACGCTGGAGCGCGTGGCGCAGGTCGAGCCCGATCCCAAGTTGGCGGAGTCCTTCAAGAAGGAAGCCGAGATGGTGCGCTCGGTGGACGTGCATGCCGCACCGGTCGAAGTGCAGAAGACCGCGCCCACGATCGTCGGTGGTTACACCAGAGCCACATGGAAGTGCGAGTTCGTCAACCTGAAAGAGTTGCTGCAGGCGTATGTCGAGGGACGGTGCTTCCTCGACGAAGAGGCCATCAAGGACGGGCTTCAGCAGTCGATGGATCGCCAGGCGGTCAGCTTGACGACGAATCTTGGCAAAGCCTTCCCCGGCACCCAGGCGGTGCCGTCCTACGGCGCGGTGGCGAGGAAGCGGTGAAGCGGCACCTGATTCCTGGCCATCGCGCTCGCGTGGCGGAACTACTTGCCCTCAATCCAGAGCGCACAAACTGGTCTATTGGGCACGAGGTTGGTGTCTCGGCAAGCTTCGTGGCTGACAGCCGGACCCAGTTAGGCATGAAGACCACTGACGAGCTTCGCGTCGAGCACGTCGAGCTGCTTCTGAGCCAAGGCAAGGCGACGTATGAAATTGTTAAGTTAGCGAAGACCAGTCCAGGCCGCGTCGTGGAGATCCGGAAGATGCGTGCGGATCGTGGATTGGTCGACCCCACCGCCGCCTCGCTGAAGCTGAAGGCCATGGCGACGATGGCAGCCGATGGTTATAACTCCGAGCAGATCTCCGAGGCGCTAGGTGTGGAGCCTGAACGCGTGCGTCTCAGATGCCGTCAAGAAGGGATCGATGTTCCTGGCGACATTCACGCTGGCCAAAAGCGCAAGGTCAACGGTAATCGCGTCATGCACCACATCGTGGAGGACGCTGACGACTTGACGTCAGACGTCAAACTGATCGACTTCACGACGCTCGACAAAAACGAGGTTCCTGGCTGGCTAAAGATGCTACGAGGATCTCGTCGGAAACTGACGCAGCTGATCGATCGGTTGCAAATTTATGGAGGCGGCAACGGCAATGACCAAGACCAAGACGCAGGCGCTCCCGAATCATCCAGAGGTGGCGCAGCCTAGACATACATCGAAGGTCCGCGGCGTCCCGATTCACCAAATGCGCGTCCCGCCTGTCCACATTACGCAACGTCCGTTCAGGAAGGCGCACGGCGACAGGCTGGCTGCGAACTTGGATCTCGAGCTCCTTGGTCTACCAGTGATCAACTACCGTGACGGGATTTACTGGGTCGTAGAAGGACAGCATCGTGTCTACGCACTTCGCCAGCGTGGCTTCGACGGCGACATGCTCGACTGTCAGGTCTACAACAATTTGTCGGACGAGGAGATGGCGAACCGTTTCCTCGGCGGCGCTGACACCTTGCCATGCAACCCCTACGACAAGTTCTTCATTTCCATCACAGGTAAGCACGTGCGCGAGTGCGAGGTGCAGCAATGTGTCGAAGATCTCGGCTTGAAGGTGAGCAAAGGCAAGTCCGAGACGTCCCTGGGATGCGTATCAACCCTTTGTCGCATTTACGATCGGTTCGGCTTGTCTGTCCTACGGCATGTGCTGCAGGCGCTGAAGTTGGCCTTCCCAGGCGATAAGAATGCGTTCGAGTCCGCATTGGTGGACGGCCTCGCGCTCGTCTACGGTCGCTATAGTTCCAGTGTGCGCGATGACGAAATGTCGGTGCGCCTGATGACGATCCATGGTGGCCCACGCGGTCTTCTGCGTCGGGCTGAAAACCAGCGCGAGCGCACTGGCGGTCAGAAGCCTCAGTGTGTGGCGGCCGTCATCGTCGAGGTCTACAACAAAGGGGTGGGGTCTAAATCCAAGGTTCGCTTGCCGTCGTGGTGGAAGGAGATCTCGTCGAATGCGTGAAGAGTTAGTGGATCATCCTGCGCACTATGGAGGCGCCGACAATCCCTACGAGGCGATCAAAGTGATCGAGGCGTGGGGCCTCGGGTTCAGCCTTGGCAACGCCGTGAAATACATCAGTCGTGCTGGCAAGAAAGGTTCTCGCCTCGAGGACTTGAAGAAGGCGCAGTGGTATCTGACGAGGGAGATTGAGCGATGCCAGTCCTAAAGATCGTGCTCGAAGAACCGGCGTGGCCAGACTTGGCTGCGAAGGACGTGATCCACACGAAAGACCCGATCGGCGTCACAGTGTTGAAGGGCGGCATGGAATCAGGAAAGCCGAGCGTCGCTTTCCGCATTGACCTTCCTGACGGAACGGTCATTCTCGCCGAGACATCACTGGCGTTGTTTCTCACCGCTGCGGATGCCTTCAAGGCTCGCTATGGAGATCCGCGGTCATGAGAACACAAGTCCTAGACCACGGCTACGTCGAGCTCGTCGAACACTGGGGCTCTGACGAGCGCATCATCGAAGCGGCGCGGATGTCCACCGGGAAAGGGTTCCTCGGGTGGGGCGCTGGCGGTAACTGCGAAATCAAACCGGCCTCCTCGCGGATCTGCGAAAACGGCACGTCGGCGTGCGTGGTCAGGCACGAGGGTGACGAGAAACTGCTCCGGCGTCTCTGGAACGACAAGCACGCCACGCCCTTCGAGATGGCCGGCATGACGATCGAAGTGCAGGCGCCCATCTTCGTGTTCCGTGAGTGGCATCGGCACCGAACGCAGAGCTACAACGAGTTGTCGGCTCGGTATACGCCCGTCCCAGACGTGAACTACATGCCCAGCGTAGAGCGTTTGATGGTGAACGCGAACACGACGAACCGTCAAGCGAACCGCGTGGCCGACGCGCCTCCACTGACGGAGTTTCACGCGCGAGCGTTTCAGCTCAATCTTGGGAAGTCCTACATCGAAGCCGAGGCGCAGTATCAGCGCGCGCTGGCTGATGGCGTGCCGAAAGAGCTGGCGCGCTGTTTCATGCCCGTCGGTCGCTATTCACGGATGCGCGCCTCAGCGAACTTGCGCAACTGGTTGGGGTTTCTGACGTTGCGTCTCTCAAAGGACGCGCAGTGGGAAATCAGACAATACGCGACAGTCGTGTCGGCAACCGTGGAGTCTCTCTTCCCGCGCACGTTCGACTTGTTTTCCAAAACCTAGTCCCTGTCAAGTCTCCTTGTGCCACTCGCGATCTGGTTGTCCCAGATGTAGTGGCTTGTTCCTTTCCTGCTGATCTCGTAAAGTCCATGAGCGCTGGGGCGGCGGTGGCGGCGGTGGATTTCTTCACATCCGTTTCTCTCTCGCACGCCACGAACGTGTGAGGGGCCCCAGCGCATACCTTTCGTGGAGGTATTGGACTATGAGTTTCTCTGTGGCGGCGGCGACGTAGATGGGCGTAGCGCTCGATCGAATCCTCAGCAAGTTGAACGGCGTCAAGCCTATCTCCGGCGGATGGGTGGCTCGCTGTCCTGCTCACGAAGACCACGTGCAAAGCCTCCAAGTATCCGAGCGTTCGGATCTCAGTGTGGGCTTACATTGCCACGCCGGGTGCGCCAAGGACTCCATCACTGGCGCCATCGGCCTGTCGTTCGGCGATCTCTTCGAACCCAAGGACGACGACGACAAGCAGATCGTCTCGGTCTTCGATTACCGATCGTTCGACGGAAAATTGCTCTACCAGTCCGTGCGGTTCTATCCGAAGGAGTTCAGGCAGCGGCAGCCGCAAGGGTCCGACTGGACTTGGAGCATGGCCTCGCTGAAAGGGCAGCATGTGCCCTACCGCTGGCCGGAACTGAAGGGCCACAACGTCGTCGTCGTCGTTGAAGGCGAGAAGGACGTTGACCGCCTGTGGGCGCTGGGGATCGCCGCAACGACCAATATCGGCGGCGCCAAGAAGTGGAGCACGAACGAGACGAAGTGTCTCACGCAAGCCGGCGTCAGCCGCATCATCATCCTGCCAGACAACGACGAGGCCGGAGCCGCCCACGCGGTCATCGTGGCGAAGTCTGTCAAGGCGGCCGGGATTGCGGTGAGCGTCATCGCCCTGCCTGACCTTCCTCCGCATGGTGACGTGAGCGATTGGTTGATGAACGGTGGCACCAAGGAAGCGCTTCAAGACCTCTTGGCCGCCAAGCCTTACGTGTTGTCGCCGGGTCACGACCCGTCGCCGTTGCCCGCGTCGGTGATTCCTGACGACGAGCTCGACCTGACGCAATATCACCTGACAGACCTCGGTGCCGCTGAGACGCTCCGCGATCGGTTCAGCGACCGTCTCCGCTACGACCATCAACGTGAGCAATGGTTGATGTGGGACGGACACTTCTGGGCGCCCGACTTGGACGAGGGTGCCTCGCGCGCGGCGAATGAGCACGTGCGCTTGCTGCAGCGTGACGCCTTGCGCATCCCTGACTACGTGCAGCGCAAGCAGTATCTCGACTTCGCCATGGGCCGTGAGAAGCGGGGCCCGCTTGTGGCGATGATGCAGCAGGCGTCTGCGTTGAAGCCGTTGGCGATCGTGGGCGACGCCTGGGATGCTGACGGCTGGACGCTCGGGTGTCCCAATGGCATCGTCGACCTTCGCACGGGTGCCTTGCGCGATGGCGATCGGAGCGACTTCATCACCCTGCAGACCGGCGCACGCTATGAGCACGCCGATTGCCCGCGCTGGATGCAGTTCCTTGGGGAAATCTTCGACGGCAACCTGGACCTGATCGACTACATCTGGCGCGCTATCGGCTATTCCCTGACGGCGGACATGCGCGAGCAGTGCTTCTTCGTGATGTTCGGGTCGGGGTCCAACGGGAAGAGTATTTTCATCGACGCGCTTGAGCACGTCTTCGGCACCTACGGGCACCGCGCCGACATGCGGATGTTCGCCGGCAATACCGCGGACGCGAGCAGCTTCCAGAATGCGGACTTCCGTGGCAAGCGGCTCGTGTTCGCCGCCGAGGTTCGCCCTGGCGCCCGCATGAACGAGCACATCCTGAAGCACTTCACGGGCGGCGAGACGCTCCGGGCCGAATACAAATACGGGCGCTCGTTCACCATCCGACCTGTGGGCAAGATTTGGTTGGGCGTCAACCACCGGCCGAAGGTGGCGGACGATTCCTTCGGCTTCTGGCGGCGCGTCCGCCTGGTGCCCTTCCTGCGGACCTTCACGGGCTCCTCAGAGGACCGTTCGCTTCGGGAGACGCTGAGGGCTGAGGCGCCGGGAATTCTATCCTGGGCGGTCCAGGGCGCCCTGGAATGGCAGCTCCGCGGCTTGGTCGCGCCAGCCATCGTTCAGGATGCGACCAACGACTACCAGACAGGCGAAGACCCGTTGGCCGACTTCTTCGCCACGCGCACCAACGATGTTGAGGACAGCATCGTTCCGTTCGCCAAACTCTACGCTTCCTACCGCGATTGGGCGACCAGTATGGGTATCTCAGACCGCGAGAAGCTGGCGGCCAAGGCATTCGTCAATTCGCTCCAGAGCCGGCCATATGAGCGTATCAAGCACAATAACGCCAATTGCTACAAGGGTTTAGAGTTAGTTTCGACTAATCTGTTTTAATTGCGTTTAACTCACAACAATAGTGACCAATGACGTAACGGCAGTTTGGCGGAGATTTTCTATACTCTTCTCTCATAGAGACTTTCTAGAAAGAGTAGATATGTTATTATTCTCAGTTCCTGGACTTGGTCCAAGGAGGCCCATACCGCCGGCGGTATCGACTGGAGGTGCCGATGTCTGCGCACGATTGGGAGCGGGAAGAGTGGAAATGCGAGGCCGTCCGATGCCGTCACATCGCGGTGCCGGACGTCGGGGAATCAGAACGCGTGCTGGTCGCGGACGTGTTGGCTAGGAAGGCGTGGTTTCCGGTGGCCGGCCTGTTCATCCTTCGGGATGGAGATGCCGTGCAGTATGTGGGACTGGCGTCAAACCCCTTGCGGCTTCGGCTGACGGTGGCGATCTCGTCTGGCAAGACGTGGACGAAGGCCGATTACCGCACATGGACCGTGACGTTGCAGCGCGCCCCTTCAGATTATCCAGACGACCTCGCGCTAGAACGGCGGATCATCGCCGAGCACGCGCCACCGTTCAATGTTCTTGGGCGTCCACGGCGCGAAATGCGCGCCATCGTGCAGTGAACCAATAACTCAGGGTAAGATTCACCGCGCGCAATATTTGAGGAGGCGGCGACGATGGCAACGCTCAAGGGCACGATCAAGTCACTGAAGAAGGCCGAGGGTTTCGGGTTTATTACCCACACTGCCACCGGCATCGACCATTTCTTCCACCGCACAGGACTCTTCAACCACCCGAACCCGCCGATTCCCTTCGCGGATTTGCGTGAAGAGCTGCCCGTGGAATTCGAGGCTGAGGAAGGCCCGAAAGGACTCCGCGCCGTCGAGGTTCGACCACTTTAACGACGGAGGCGGCGATGGAAATCCGGCGGCTTTCCCCTCACGACATCGCTCAGCAACAGGCGGGATCTACGCGTATCGCGCCTGGAATTTGGATGGACGCCTCTGGCGGCGTGCACTTCAGTGTGCCCGAGTTGCTCGAGATGGTCGACCTCGAAGACAACGCGACGAACCGCGAAGCCGTGGTGCGCATCGCCACCGAGATCGCGCTCGCTCACAACCTGAAGGCCATCCGCCAGGAAGTGCAGTGAATCCGCTTCCGCCCATGCCGACCCCTGCCGATTACGAGGCATGCGTGCTCGCCAACGCCGACAAGGAAAATCCTCACGCCTGGTGCGCGTGGGTGCAGGCGTCTCGCTGGATCGGCCTCGCCATGAAACTCTCAGACGGTCCCCCACCGGAGCCTGCGAATGATCTTCATCGGGGTTGACGTGGGCGCGGCCGGCGGTATCGCGTTGATTGACGCGACGGGATCAATGCTGCGCGCGGTGCACATGCCGGAGACGGACGTCGACATCCTGTCCGTGTTGGAACACGCCCGCGGGCTTGGATGGCATCATGGCGACCCGGAGGCGTCAGGCTGCCGCGCTGTGCTGGAGAAGGTGCACGCCTCGCCGCAAATGGGCGTGGTGTCGGCGTTCAGCTTCGGCGGCGCCTATCGGTCGGTGCGCATGGCGCTGGCCGCGAAGGAAATCCCATTCGACGAGGTGTCTCCGATGAAGTGGCAGCGTCGGATGGAGTGCCTATCCGGCGGCGACAAGAACGTGACGAAGGCCCGCGCGCAACAACTCTTCCCCGGCGTGAAGGTGACGCACGCCATCGCCGATGCGTTGTTGCTGGCGGAGTTCTGTCGGCGCACCCAAATGGATCTCTCGTGAGGGACGATGAGCAAGATCGCGCAGGAGATGCAGCGCCTCGCCGACGAAATTTTCAAGAGGAAGACCGCGCCCTCTCGGGAGGATCGCAAGGACGAGAAGAAAAAGTCCCAGACGGCAGTCATCACGTCGGTGCGCGCAGCAGTGTTCAAATTGGACAAGGCGTGCCTCTGCGGGAAATGCCAACCAGCGGAGACGGACGAGATGCACGAGGTGGTGCCGAGGTCCAAGACGCGCGGCCTGCCGCCGAACGTGCGGTTCAGCACTTCGAACTGCGTCCGTCTGAGCCGGCGCTGCCACGCGAAGGTGACGGGAGAGTTGGGACACGGGAAGCGGCTGACGATCACGTTCGCGGACCCCGTGGAGGGAGCCAACGGATTGGTGACGCTGATATGGAAGGACGGAAAGTCCAAGACGTATCGCCGCCTTCAGCCGGTGTCGTAACTGAACCGAAATGGAAGCGCGACCCGGCTGGCCGAAAGCTTGTGCGCGTCAACCGTCACTATTGGATAGATCCGGGCACGAACTACCAGTTGGCGCACCTCGTGCCGAGTCCTATGCCGAAGGGCACCCATGAGGCCGACGCTGTCTGTGAAGCGCCGCCGAATAAGCCGCTTCTGTGGCCGCTTGTTGGGATCGGCGTTCCTGCGGTCCCGCTCAACCGCGCCTGCGCTCGGTGCCTCGATTTGATGCCAAAACATAGTGTCGTTATCTGAGGTCTGACATGGATGAATTTGACGAGACGGAAGCACCAGTTTGCACGCACGGTCCCTTTCTCCTGATGAAGACAGGCGCGCAGGTGCCCGACAATGTCGTGCCGTTCGACATCTGGCAAGCCGCGGTCGTGTGGTGCATGGAGGTCGAGAAGGCGTCACCGTTCTGGGTGGGCGACCTGCAGCTGTATGGCGAGCACTACGGAGAAGACGCCTCACAGGTGTTGGACGGCACCGACTACGCGTTGCAGTCCATCCGCAACGCGCGCTACACCTGTAAGGCCATCCCGCCTGAGCGCCGCCGAGCTGACGTGCCGTTCTCGCACCACCAGGAGATCGCTTCGTTGCGCGTGCCTGGCACGGCGACGACGGAGAATCCAGGTGGCGTGCCCGATGTCCCTGCTCAGACGTTCTGGCTCGATAAGTGTGAACAGGAGAACCTGACGCGTGACCAGCTGCGCGTGCAGCTCAAGGCGGCGAAGGCGACGGCCGCCGGCCAGCAGGTCGAGCTGTGGCTGATGGTCAAGTGCTCCACGGTTGATGCTCAGGAAGAACTCGCCGATCGGTTGCGACTCGAAGGCTACAGCGTGAAGCTGCAGGCGAAAGACGTCCACGTCCACACATAGGAGGTCACAATGGCAAAGAAGTCGACCAAGCGGAACCCGCAAGACGCCACTCTTCGCAATACCAGGGCTGCGCTGAAGCGCCACCGTGAGCTGGCCTCGCGTGTCGTCACGCTGGAAACCCGTCTCGATGCACTGTTCGGTGCTGTGTGGGAAGGACGGAACCGCCTGGCGTTGGGGCTCAACGCGCCCCGTCGTCCCAGCGCAAAATAACTCATATTTCGGCAAAGAATTCCCGCATGGCGCTTGACTTCTGCGCCCTTTGATATTATCATTGTTCTTGTAAGGTGATAGGCGCTTCCGATGACGGAAGGCCACTAGGAGGCAATGATGGCTACGACGATGACGACGACGATGACGGCGACGATGACGGCGACCCAGGACGAGGTTCAGGACGCCAACCGACGCATGCTGACGCAACTCCGGAAGTTCGGCGTTCCTGTTCAACCCTTCCCCGCGCGCACCCGCACCCCGATCACGCTCCACTTCGGTGGGGCCGTCGGCGCCGTGCAGCTCACCGTATCGGAGGTCAAGTAATGAAATGGCTTGACGACGAAAGCAACGTCTGGAAATACCG